GCACCCGGTCAAGCAAATAATATTTTATTTTGGGATGCTTGTTGTAAACTTTATTCATCTAATGAATGTCCTGTAGGAACAAACCAAACACTTACAACAGATGAAAATGTAGCTATATCAAGTCAAACTGTAGTTGTTGATGATGGATATGGAGGGTATGGTCTTACTTATGCATTACAAACTAATGTTAGTAATGGTACATTAAATTTCAATACAGTTACTGGTCAATATACATATACTCCAGCTAATAATTATTTTGGTACAGATCAATTTACTTATACAGCCACTGATGGATATTGTATAACAGACCCTATTACTGTAACAATTATTGTTAATGCGGTAGCTGAACCACCAATATGGACTAGCTCATGCCCTGATACAAGTAATCTTTTGGCAGGAGATGTTTATACATATAATTATACAGTAAGTGATCCAGATCACGCATGTAATCAACTCAGTGTAAGTTTTACTTTAACAGATAATGCTACTGGTAATCCAGCTACATGGTTAACTAATACATATAATAATGACTGTACTGGTACTATAACAGGAACTTACCCTGCAACAGGTGGCGTATTCACATTGGCGTTGACAGTAACAGATCCTGATACTCCTGCTAACTCTTCAGGTCAAATTTGTAATATAGCAGGTCTTGTTCCAGATAAGGATACATTCTTTAACTTTTGGTTTGATGTTTCAGGTTCAATGGATGGGATTGTTAATAAGATAGCACAGAATTCAAGTTTATCAAAAGTATATGCTCAAGCAAATGATACAACTTCTTCCCCAAACATCCCTGCAGGAACAGGTGCAGGAACAAGTACTCTTCAAATGTGTAACAGAAGAGGTGGTCTAAGAAGAGTTGACGTTATAGAAAATTCTCCTACTGGTTGGAATGCTTCTAGTACAGATGGAAATGCTTCATGGTGGTGTGTAAGAGCAGGGATGAGTGTAACAAATCCTTCAGCCCCAGGTCAAATTCCGGCAGGAACATTTGTTGCAGCTACAAACTTTGATATCATAAAAGGGGAAATGACATTAGAAGATATCAATGGAAACCCTGTAATTCATAATGTATCTAACTCTTCAGAGTTGTTATTTGAGTTAACTCCTGCAATGATAGCTGCTGATTATAGTGATATAAATAATTTTAGATATACATTCCAAGACTTTTATGCTACAGGTCAAACATATGCTCAAGAAACAGCAGCTGGTGTACCTCATAATCCAGCAACAAATGGTGAAGACGGTTATTCTTCACACGTGATTATGAGTTTTGATGCAACTGAACGCCCTATAAGTGGTTTAGCAAACAGAGGTGTAGGTCAAGCACTTAATGGTGCTTTAGATGTAGGACCAGTTGCAGATACTTCTTTAGCAAATGCAGATTGGTTCTTTGATGCCACTCAAATTTTTATATTTGCAATTTATGATGAGTCTTCTGTTGGTAATAATAAATATTTCCCTACAACTGGAGTATCTTGGACTGATAGAAATGTAAGTGTAAATAATGACGTTACGGCAGATGCAGGGGAAGTTGTTGCTACATTTAATAATACAGCTAACTCTGTAACTTTAAGAGGTATTTGTATGAATATGGAACCTAATGGTGGGCCAGCATTGACATCTATATGGGGTTATGATGGTGCATTTACTGTGGGACTTAACACTCCTATTCCTAGCTCTGACCCCCAAAATGTTTTTGCTGCAATACCTGCAAGTGCTTATATAACTCCTAATACATCTCTAAATACCTTATATAATACTTACGCAGCAGGTGGAAACCAAGCAATAAGAAGTTATCCAACTACAGCTGTAGGATTTACACATAATAATGGTGGTAACGGTACCTATCCTGGTGTAGTAAGTAACAGTGCTGCTAACACAGGTCAATATTATTTTAATACTTTTAAAGCAGCATTATTAGATCACGGATTAATACTATAATGATAATAAGAAATCTTCCATATAATGATAAAGGACTGGACTGGGTTGTAGATCAGTATAATAGAAATAGAGATTTTAAAGATCATATAACAATAGATGATCTTGTATCAGCTGAAAAATTAGCTGATGAGATTTCTTTTAGATTAATGGCAACAAAGAAACATCCTGATTACGAATGGTTAAATCAAAAATTAATAGAATATGTCAAAGCAAATAACAAATAAAGCAACTAACCCAATGAGCCCACACAGCCCTAAAGTAAAGGCTGGTGGCTCAGTAGTAGTTGATAAGTCAACAGGTAACGGAGGTTTTGCAACTGGTGGTCCAACTAGTACAAGTAATATGTACGGTATATTATCAGGTAACTTTGAGAGTAAAGACTAAGAAGGCCAGATTATTACTAAATCATCTTTCATTTTCTAGTTCTTTTTCTAAACACGCAAGAGCACGCCATGCTACTTTTGCAGTATGACGAATGCCATCATCATCTATAGTACCTGCATCAATCAGATGCCTAGCTAATGCATCATAGTCATCAGTAGACTTATTACGATCCCAATGTAATGGTTTATCAGGATGATGCTGTTTGTTCCCTTGTAATGATACACGAGCTATTTCCATAATAGCTTTAGGAAAATATTTTAATACGCCAGTAAAGACTGGTCTTTCTTTTCTTTCTTCTGCTTTCATTTATCTTTATTTTTACGGTAATCAAGTATAAATCCAATTAGGACGAGCATGTTCAACCCTAGACTTGCTATAATTTCATGCATATCTTTATAAACATTTACGCTTAGATGTATATGTCCAACGATCCAAAACGGTATTGCCATTTGCTGACTATACCATATTAATGCAAATTCTAAAAACTTTTTCATGCTAACCAATCTCTTATATCTTCACTACTAGAACTCTTTATAGTTATGAATATAACCATAACTTCACCCCAATAATCTATGAGCAAATCATGTTTCATGTTTTCACAGAAGTACTGCAACTGTAGGATATGTATATGCCCATCAATAGGGCCCAGCCTTTCATATATGCTGTTTGCTCTTTGTTCTGCTTCTGTCATCAAAGTATCTTTCCAATTCATATATTAAATAGGTGAGGAGGCCCATACAAAGGTTAAAAACATTTAATAATTATTAATTGGCATACGCCTCTTTGTACGGTTGGTTTTGCCTCCCTTATTTATTCACCCAATTTTTTATTAAAGATTAAATATCCAATGGCTATGGTAAGTATTATAATAGTTACTGTTTGCCAAGGACTCATAATCTACCCATATACATTTCATGAATCAGTCTCTTGCTTGTGATATCTTCATCAATGACTATATCAACTGCGTCTTCCATTGTTATATCTATTAACTGTGGATCTGTATTTAACTCTACACCATTATACAAATTCTTGTTAATCAATTCCACTGTAATAAAATCATGAAAGTTCTGTTGATCATTTAACCAGTCCCGTGGGTGTGCTTTCTTTAATGCATGCGTTACATGATTATAAAAGGCCCATGCACTGTAATTACTCTGACCATAATCAAAAGATGGTTTGTCCATCTCTTTCTTAATCATAGATGTTTGCTGTGTGTCAAGAAGATCCTCATCAATAAACAATCTTCCTACTAGCTCTGACTGTTCTTTACAAGTAATATTTATAGATTTAAGATATTCTTTATCAGCAATCAACCTTTTATAATACTTCTCAGCATTCTTTATTTGGTCTGACATATGAATCTTAGTATCCATATTGGCTGTACCAGTATGTTTTCTATTATAATTCATCATATCACCTGCAACCATGCCGTTACCACATACTTTTACATATGCACCAACACTACATTGAAATCTAGTACTCTTGTCATAAGAGTTTGTCCAGGCAAACATCATACCCAGCTCTTCTTCCTGCATTGCAGTATCATCCGGGTTTGTTGGCCTTAAATAATAGATCCCCTGTGCTACATTAGCATTCATATTAGATCTATATACTTCATTAATTATAGAGAATCCACTTGTTTTAAGTAGATTCTTTGCGTTATCTATCACTTCTTTGTGTGATATAACTGTATAAGATTTACCGTGTACTGGTAAAGGTTCATTTTCTAGATATGCTCTAGTAACTTCTTTTGGTTTTGTGTATCCCATATTGTAAACTTATTTAGTGTAAATATACTAAATTAATCTGACTCAGCAAATTAAAATATGTATCTTATTGTTTCTAAAGGAAAATATTTTTGATATATTTTCTTAAATTCATGTAACAATCTACCTTTATGCTCTAAAGGATATCTCATTACACCCGTTTGATTCTTAACTTCACTTGAGCGTCTCATCAACTCTTTTGCTTCTGGTGAAGCCTTGGCCATTTGATGCTTATGATTAGTTAATGCTATTACTTCACACTTATTTATGCCTGCATATGCATTTACTTCAGAAAACAAATCATTGTACTCTTCTTTCCAACCTGGATAAAAGATAAGAGGGCTATAATTTAAATGTACTTCCCAGCCCAATTTCTTGAGTCTATTAACATCAGTTATACGGCTCTCTATTGGCTGCATCTTAGGTTCTAATATATTAGAATACTTCTGAGGCATAAGACTAACACGGACCCTTGGTGGTTTATTAAAATGATTTACATCTAACTTCAATAAACCTGGATACTTTGTAGCCATAGTAGTATTAAGCTGCGGGTGATCATCATAACGTTTAAGATAATCAATCAACGGTTCTGGCATATGTTTCTGCATCATAACTAAATCTGAGTTACACGCTACATCTACCATAGTATATATAGGGTCTTGCTGATCAGGATTCTTAAAGTAACCTTTTTCCCATTCAACAACAGACTGAAATATTTCATCAACATTTTCATTGACAAAGACTCTTTTACCATTATACCTTGACATATAACAATAAGTGTCTACACAGCCTCCAAAACACCCGTAGATTACATTTGGAGCTATGCAGTTTGCACTATTGTTATTTGGTTTGGTTACAAGAGTCTTAGTCTTTTGTTTTTTAATCATTAAAATAACTTTAATTGATTAGCTGATACAGACAATATACTATCTATCTCAGACTCAATTGCTTGCAAGTAGTAAACTTTATTAATATTATAGTTTTCCCATTTAGGTTCTACTTTCATATCATTATATACTGTTTGCAACCAGCGGCCTGCTTCTAGTTGTATTTCCCTACCATCTTTCTTATTTACTTTTGTAATTTTAACACCTGACTTAGAAATAAAGTATCTATTAATCTTTTGTAGATCTTCTTCTTTAAGAACACCACCTTCAATAGATCTAGCCACTTGTTTCCAATCACCTTTAGATTTACCACCAATACAATAATCTAAAATATTCTTATTTGTATCTAAATAATCATGAGGTAATACATTATTTACAAAGTATTCATAAATAGCTTTTGGTATTACAAGTTTAGACTTGTTCTTATGCAACTGTAGATCATGGAAATCAAAACGCCCTTTCAGTTTTACAGGAGCAAAGCTAAACTTATCATTATCTACTTTAAATACATAATGAGGTTGACTCTGCTTAATCTCCCTCCACTTTGTTATATCTACTTCTACAAAATTATTTACACCTATGTAATTATTTACATCAGATAGAACTAGTTTTTGATATTCATCATGTTCTAATTCTAGATTAGTAGTTTTCTCCCACTCTTCACATATTTGCATATATAAATCTATATGTTCTCTAGGAATGATTGTTTCTACACCATCTGTGTTATGTAATAAAGGAATTGCATTTGGTATTCTTTCCATAATTTGCTCATAAAGCATCATTAAAGTTAGCTGACCGTTAATAGTAATCTTTAAACATAACTCTGGATCATAAAAGAAACTGTTTTCATCATTGCTAAGACCAAAAGTTGAATTAAGTATAATCTTATATACATAGTTCATTGGATTGCTCTTAGGAATCTTTTTTCTTTCATCAAAGAACCACTCATATTGATTACAAAACTCTTCTTTAGGAAAGTGACCTGGTGAAAACTTATTTCTAATAGCTAGATTAGGATAAAAACTAGTAACATCTGATGACATTATAACCATATCATCATCTGATTCATACACACCTTTGCTAGCAGCACCATGAACACCACCTAAACCAAAATCTGTTTTTACATTCTTATAGTTTACGCTATACTTAAAGTTACCCTTAAGCTTTGATCCATCAACCTCTAAAGATTTAAACCTTTCATGTAGTGTCTGGAATTCAGGAGATGTAAACTTAATATAAGGCAATATAATATCAGATATTTTTATACTATCTCTTCTGGTTCTCATCTGCCTTAAGTCTCTCTTCTGAATGTTCAACTTTTGTGTTAGATAATATCCAAAAAGTTCCTTGCTGATTCTTGGTTCAGATGCACTGTATAGATTAATACCATAAGTATCTGTTAGTTCCTTACGTAGTTTAATCTGTGACTTTGACCTATTAAATACTTCTTTAGTTGACTGAACATCATTAACATTATATTCAATGACAGTATCAATCTCTTCAAGAGTTTTAATCTCAGCTGTATGATCTATAGGCATCTCTAATATATTCTGCCAGTCCATACTGTATTGTATCCACTTAAGACTAGAACGTTTAGCCGGGTTATCCCAATGATGTAACTTAAATAAATCTATTTGACCTATCTTCATTTTCCATATGGGGTAATCCATAAACTCTTTGTTATTAGACTTATTGATACAGTACTGTGCGTACTTATAAATTATATTAGCTATCTCACATCCACTTAGATTAGACCATAGGTAGTGATTATCTATTATATATTGAGTGATCTGACCATCAAAGGCCAAGCCGTTGTATGATATATGCCACTCTTTATTGTTTACATTTTCTTTTAGGAAATCTATAAACTTATCAAAATCATTTCTCAGATCATGAACAACAAACGTTTTACTTTCATTTGTCTTATAATGTTCAAATACACCTGTGAAACAATTAGATAAAGTTTCATAATCCATTACCCAATGCTTCATGCTTTATAATTTTTAAGTGCAACTACTTTGGCTTCTAGTATTAAATCCATAATACTATCATAGATACTCTCTACAGCCTCTTGAGATCCTTCACGCTCTAACTTTCTATCTATTTCTCTTTCATATAAGTCAACCGTTTTAATCACATGCTTGATCTTTCTCTTGACTTCTTGACTATGTATATATTGCAATCCATGTGCTAGCTCACCCATACACTTGTTCATTGCTATTAGGATATTAATATCCATTATCTCTTCTTCTTTTAATTGTTTCATAATATAATTTATTAGAGCCAAAAAAAGCCCAAATCAATGAGCTTTTCTTTTTATGATCAATAGAGTTATAGGAGGCTATTGACCAGGTAATATAATATTAGAGACTTTAGTTTCTTTTACATCTGTTTGCATAAACTGATTGTAATCAAAGTCTTCAGCGTTAACACCAAACATATGAATAAATGTTTCAATGTCTTTTTTATCACTTAAATAAAATTCAGAAAAAGTATCAACCAATCTTCTCTCCTCTTTAACTGTTTTACCAGTCTGTTGATTTGGTGTTTTTAATCTTATAGGGTCTCCGTTATCATCTAACTTTGGTACCATATGATATGATTGTTTCATTACTTTACTGATGACAGCTAAAATGCCTGACGCAGGGTCAAACATAGCTTCTGTATATGGTGAGTCTAAACTCACAGGTATCATTGTAAAGGATTTTGCATTTCTGAAGCTAGAGTTAACTAACATCATGTTCTGTCCTATTGTTGCCATAATTTTATTTTGATTTTATTTGGTTCAAAGATATACAAGTATCTTCTAATAACCTAACTAATAGATAATTATTATCTATAAGAGTCTCCTTTTCTAGATCTGGAGGTGTGCATACTTCATACACATCTACTAGTGATTCTACACTAACATCTAAAAATTTAGCATACTCTTCATGTGAATCCTCTGGTGATAAAAATGAATGTATATATTCTGATACTTTATCATCATTACCAAAGAAATCTAGTATTTTAACTTTACTATCAACAGAATATTTTGAATAACTGCCTTTAATAAAGTTATCATAATCAAACTTAAGCGAACTAAAGTCAAAAACAAATAAATGTTTACCCTCAGCAAGTTCTATGTGCTGATCATAATATTTATTTGAATGTATATTTTCAGTAATAAATTTCTGAAAGCTTTCATTCAGTGGAGTTTTATATAAACATAAAAACATTCTATCTTCAACAGAGTACACATCCTCCCAAGCAGAATAAGTTTGCTTTGGAACATGTGTTAAGCCTTTCCTTAACTCCAATAATGGATATAGAAAGACCTTACTCTTTTGAAAATAATCTGTGTATACTCCCATACTATAAGTTAACCTTATTTACTAAGAATTCATAGGGTAAAACATAGTTTCTTTCTTTATAATGGTAATCTGCTGCTTTTAAAACACCACCTAATCCTTCCGCCCATCCACTTAATGTATCCTGAGTTACATCAAACACATAAGCTTGGTTATATTTGTCTATAACAACAAATTTAAATTCTATAGTATAATCATCACGGTTCTCTATAGAATCCATAGAGTCCCAAACTAACTTACAATATATAGCTGCCTGTAACCAGTAGTTATAAAAGTCAACAGTCTCTTTAAAATCAGATATAGTCTTTCCGGTTGTCTTTAAGTCTGATATAACAATGCTCTTTTCTTTATGATCTATGCTATAGAAATCTATATAACCATGTAAACCAAAAGGCATCCCTTTTAACTTACAGCTTAAGTATTGTTCTGCATGTGTTTCATAATCATCTAACTCAAAGTCTGTTGACTCATTGCTAAACAATGCCATTACATCTTTCTTATCCTTTAATATATCAACCTGATCATTTGACCTATCTAATGTCATTTGATCAATTGTATCTTTGTTAGTATTATTTAAGAATTTCCAATAAGACTCATTGTCATCAGTTCTTACTTTAGCAAGTCTAGCTTCATCAGCTTTCAAAGACTGATATAGATTGACTGACTTTAACGAGTCTAGTATAACAAAGTCTTCACAATCTGCAAGTGTTTCCGCATCTGTATGAAGTGTTAAATCTTTCAGCACTCTTTTTACAGAATCTGTTGGGATTTTACCAGGCATAAGGTTAAACTTGCTCTCAAAATTTTCAGGCTCAAATAACAAACAATGTAAAAGCTTGCCTTCTACTAAATGTTTATCCGTTCTTACCTCTCTATCTTTTAATATATAGTCCTTGTAGAACAGGGACGGTGAAAATAATAATTTATTTAAAGAAGAGTAGCTAAAGCAGAATTCTTTATCTGCATAAAACTCCTCTTCTTTTTGATAATTTCTATTCATTTATCATTTTTTCTAATTTATCTGCAATATACAAATTTTCTAAGTCAACTTTAAATACTTGAGCACTTTTACCAACCATAGGGTCCATTAGAGTATTCATGAGTTTTTCTCTTGTTCTGTCTACTGCAAACCTTGTTAATTTTCTATCATTCATTAATGTATTCAGATAACTATTAAATGACCATATACCATTACTGTTATGATTACCTTCATAATGTTTTAATCTAGTACGCATTGCTTTGACATTGACTGAATTCCAGTTATTAGTATTTTTGAACCAATCATAATGCCAAAAATATAAACCTGATACCACATCAAATGATTTTTCTATGTTACAGTTAGCCAACATCTCCACAGCTAAAGATCTATTATCTATATCTGTACTAGTTATCATCTTTTCAATGTCATCATACTTATCATTTTCAATTACGGCTAGCTCAGAATCAATTATAGCTGATATTGATGAATCTAGAACTAGTTGACTAGAAGAGCTTAATAAATTATTAAAAGCTACATAGTTTTTCTTTGGTAAGATCCAATCAAATCCACTATCATAATCATTGAGCTCTTCTTTTTTCATCCATTTAACTAGATCATCATACATCTGTTCTCTTATATTTTTACTTTTATGATTGATACTATAATAACCTTGGTTCAGACGAAATTCAATCATACATGCAGGAGTAGCATTACTAAGAAAACCTCTAAGTACATCTAAAGCTTCATCAGTAAACCAATCAAAGTCTTTCATATGCTTAATTATCTTATAGGCATCACTATATGCTATAGATTTATTCCATGTTCTTTCAAAAAGAGTATCAAATAATTTTAAGGATACAATAGATATGTCTGCTTTTGTATTATCTCTAATAACCTTGCAGTTATATCTTTCCTTTAATAAATCTACCTTTTGTCTAGGTAGAGTTAATTTAGGAAACCTATATATCTTTTTGTCTTGTAAATCTATATTGTCTACATTATCAGGTATAGGCAATCCTAACAATTTAAAGTCTTCTTCTTCAATTTGATACTTATAATTGCTATATAAATATTGACATTCCTGTTCACTCCATTTTACAGCCACACCTGATAACTGATTTTTATCCCAATTACCAGTACCTTCAGGATACATATTAAATTCTAATTTAAATCTTTTTTTCATAATTTTATTTTAAATATTTTTGATACTCTTTTTTAACAGCCACTTGAAACGTATAAAGGTCTCTATTGTGAATGCTTATTTCTCTTCTTACTATAGGCTCAAGATACTTAAATGTTACTTTATCAAGCTTATCTTGCTCCTCTAACCATAATATCATGTCTTGTGCACTCTTACGGTAAAAATCATTAAAGTTTGATACATCTAGCCAATACTGCAAATCTTTATCTCTATTATCTGCATATGTTATACTATTACAGTCTTGTGCAAACTGCCACAATAAATGATAGTTTTTCTTATAGTCAATAGTAGGAATGATTTTAAGAGCCAAAGCTTTATCATCACCATATGAATTTAACTGAGTCTTAAGATCATTAAGAAGCTGTTCATCAAGAGTCATTTTAGTAGCAGACGCATGAAGTACTGTCTCAGGATCAATAACACTAACATCTGTAGTATCAATTATATGAGCCAGATTCAAAGCCATACCAGTAATTATCCAGTTATCATATAGGCTTTCTTCTACGTCTATATCATAGTATCTTACTGTATCAGTAACCTTGGCTGTAATAATACATTCTAGGCCTGAATCAGCAATTTTTTTAAGAACACCAAGTTTATTAACATCTCCTTTTGTAGTTTCATAATTCCATATCTTATTCATCATTATTGTAGTAGGAATATTTTCTGCATTACTTAATTTATGAGTAGTTATTTCCTCATGACCTATAATTAGATCTGCTAATTCATAATCATTTGTTACAGTTATACCATGCTCTTTAAGAGCAGCCTTTAATCTATCTTGTGATACATTACATCTAGGTAGTATAAAAGCTTTCTTTTTAGTTCTAAAAGTTTGGTCATCCTCTGTAGGTTCCAATAGTATAGTGTTTATCTTTTCATATGTTGTCTGATCTTGAGTACATAATACTTTATTAATACCTGTACTAGAAACTAACCCATATGTAGGGTCAGTCTCTAGTCCAAAGTATACTAAAGCATCAGTATCAAAATTTTGATATACTGATTTATTTGCCATTTTATTTCATTGTCATTTGGACAATCTCTGGGATCATCATCAATTTGTTAAACTTCTTTTTATTACCATTAAAGATGGTACGTACAATTAAATACTTAAGATCATTAGTAAAATAATCTTTAGTACATAAAGCCTTCAACCTATCAGTTACTTTCTGGTTAATAGTATTATCCTGTGAATATACTACAGCATAATTACCAAGTCTTGTAGCTAATGTTGATGCAATATCTGCACGATATGTATCATCTTTACCTATACAAGATCTTAACTCATTAAAGATATATTGTTCTCCATCATGTGTCAATAAATCTTTAGGTGTAACCAGTTTATCTAGCTTATTATTAATGAATGTAGTAAACATAGAAGCAAATGCATCTCCAACACTACCCTCACCAATCATCTGAATCATGCTGAGGTTATCTTCAAAAGATTCAAAGCTTGATATAGAGTTAAAGAATGTTGTTATAGATCTAGCATTAGTCTCTTGCGTTACTAATTCAGGATGAAGTAATAAAAAGTTAATACATCTACTATCTATACCTGCACCTTCTGCCCACTGAGCCCATACATTTACATCAAACTTAAGATTAGCTGTAACATATCTAGTCTTCTGTGCACTATCTACACTGTTAACCATATAGTCACCATTATCCGGGTTAGCTGTTAATATAATATGCCAGTTCTTAGGTAGTGTCCAAGATATATAAGACTGTCTATCTATCAATTCCATAACTGCTTGAATAAATCTTGTGTCAGCTCTATTCCAGTCATCTAATAATAGTATACCACCTTCTTTAGCATCAGCTATCCATTCAGGTGCACAATAAGACATTCTATTTTTACCAGTAATTTTATATCCTTGTTTAAGATATTCTTGTACAGCAAGTTCATCAACCCATTGACCAACTTTCTTGGTTACAGTTTGATTTAAGTTAGCTAGACTAGCACCTGCAGCTCTTTGTGCTGCTGTAACCATAGCAATGTCATTATTCTTTACTGCTATTTTCTTTTCTTTATACATCTGAAACTGTCTTACAGGGAAACCTACAAGATCACCTAGCTCCTCAATCTGTGCTAAGTTTAATTTTACAAATGCTAAATCATTTTCTTTAGCCAGCTCTACTATTGTAGAAGTTTTACCTATACCTGATTCACCCACAACTTCCACTGATACTGGTCCTTTACCATTATCTTGAAGATATCTGTTATTAGATATAATGTGATTTACAAATCCTTTTAGTTCTGTTACATTTAAATTTACTTGTGCCATTTTCTTTTATTAATTAAGTTGAATTTTCTGTCCTGGTAACACTTCATTTATACTGCAGTTAGAACTATGAACCCATAAAGTATTATTAGGGCAGTTCTCTGGAGCATATGCTTCACCATCTGTTAAATATATAAGAGCTGTATATTGCCCTTTGTTTTCATTATAGTAGTCTATTACTGGTTGGAAGCTTGTTCCACCACGACCATGTATTTCCCAATCCTTTCTTGGATTAAACTCTTTTACACTATTTAGTTTAGTATCACATTGAGCTACTGTAATCTTATGACCTGTCTTATGCATATGCGTAAGTTCACTAAAGAATTCCTTTAGCTCATCATTGTTTACAGATCCGCTTGTGTCAACACCAACAAGTATATGATTCTTAAATTTAATCTTAAGACCTGGGTTAGCTGCATAACGTTTATTATACTTACGTCTCAGCTTCTTTGTATAAACTACACTAGAGTTACCTGCAAATCTTCTTAGATAAGCTTTCCAATCAAACTTAGGAGGTTCTATATGCATCAGCCTATGTATAAGCTCAGCTAACTCACCCGGTATATTACCTTGTTTCTTTACTGTTTGCTCAGCAGATTCTTTTAACTGATGCTCAATTTGTTTTTGCATTAGTTTTTTATCAGCTTCAGGTAATGAATCAAAATCATCCCATGTACCATGACAATATTGTGACTCACCATTCATCTGATCCATAAGATTATCTAAAGAAGGTGAAGTACCATCTTGGTGTGCCTGTTCAAGTAATTCATAGTATTTATCCGTACCAGCCTTCCTAGGTAAATTTATCTCAGGAAAACTTGATAGTAATAAACCACCTTCAGGTAGTTTACTTTCCAGTATGTACTGGTTGATTTCTAAATCTGCAGCTATATTAAATAATTTATGATCTGAATATAGACTTCTAGTTATAAGATGACCAAATGCAATATGCAATAGCTCATGCTTAATTAAACCAAATCTATGATCTTCACTAAGGTTATTATAAAACTCAGGGTTTATAGTCAATTGACATCCAATATTATGTTTGCTTACTCCTGCAGTAGGCAGTTGCATGCTATACTTTTTATTGATACCAATTAAAAAGAGCCCGTAAAAGGGCTCTGCAAATATTAAACTTTTGGTTGTCCTAGCAACCTGATCTTGTATGTTAATCATTATCTTTTATTTTTCTAAGTATGTCCATATAAACTTTATCTGCTTTGCTTTTTTCTATATATGCATAAACTCTATTTGTATTAAAAGACCCTATCTCAAAGCTATACTCTACTGCTATACAAAAATCTACACGATCTTTAAATAGCAATGCTTTAGCCATAAGCTTATCTATAATGTCTTTGTCTTTATAGTTTGCATTATTATATATTTCACAAGCTAAAGCTCTATCTTCAAGTAATCCTGAAAACATTTCTTTATATGTAAAAAACTCATCTATTGTTATTATTCTCTTCTTTGCCATTTTCAATTAATTCTATCCATACACCGGGGTTTTTTTTATCATAAGAATATTGTTCAAATGCTGGTATAATAAACTCAGCATTATCATCTTCAATCCATCCGTGTTTAACCATATCATCTTGTACTGTCTGTGCAGGATTAATATAATCAAACTTATGACGGCTGCCTCTTATAAACTCAAATGATACTTTAACAGGTAGATCATTCTTAGCAACTTCAGCTTTAAAATCCTCAGCATACTTAGCATATATATCTTTGGTAGCCTTTCTATAATTCATTACAGCTTTGCTAGCAATAAAATATTTACCTGTCCAACGCCTACCGTTTTTACTTGAGGGAACATTGCCTGGTATCCACCATCTTATTTTTGTCATAATTATTTATTTAATGTTGTTTTTAATAATGGTTTTAGCATAGCATGTGTCTTATCAAATCCTATTTCTACCATAGCATCTGATATGTCTTTGCATATAGTTGGTGTACATCCATTTATATTATATGCATCTGCATATCTTTTAACTGCATGTTTACCTGCATCATCATTATCAAACAACGTTATTATACTTTTGTACTTTTTCTTAAGATTTGCTATGATATGGGGTTTAATCATAGTGTTCTCAGAGTCTGGACTAATAACTTCTAGGTTATAACCCATACCTTTTAAACACATTGCATCTTTAAGAGATGAGCAAATCACCAAGTAAGGTTCTTTATACTGCAGCTGATCTATGCCCTGGATATAGTTCTTTACTTTATGAAACTTATGCTTTTTACTATGAGGCTGATATATTTTATATACTTCACCATTTCTATCAAAGTAACCATAGCAATGTTTGCTTCCAATCTTTAAAGATTCTATTTCCAATGCATCTTGCTTAATCATATTAAAATATTCTATTGGCTTTACATTATACTGATCTAATAATGTTTTGCCTATTCTATATGATAGCCAGTAATTAGCATCATCCTGATTCCATTTTCTATACTTTATAAAGTCAATCTCCCATTTAGCCTGAGGCACAAACTCAACACTGACTTTACCATTTTCCTGTATATACTTATTGTAATCTTCTATTATTCTTCTTGTAGCCTGAGGATAACCCAACTTAAACATGTGTCTAATTAAGTCTGACTTGTTACCTCCAATACCTGTAGAAAAGTCTTTAAACTTATATTGCATTATGGTTTTATCCACGTATATGCAAAAGCTTGGAGTCTTGTCATTAGGATTAAATATTGAATTAATCTTAATGTCTTGACCTGTTAGCTGTTCAGGTAAGTCTAGATAATACTGAAACACCCAGTAACTTGGTACGTCTGTTTCTTCTAATATTAAATTTTTAGTGCTGAACATAATCCAAATATATTAAAAAGATATGGGCCCAGCATTATACTGAGCCCACTCTTTTGGTTTTATATTACAGATCAAAGTCACTTCCAGAAGCTGTTGCAGGCTCAAAATTTGAAGCTGTTGTTTCTTTCTTTAAATAAGGTCTAAAATGATTTGTATTATTTCTATCAAATGTTAATAGGTTAGAGCTTTCTTTATCTAACTCTTCTAATGGCATACCATCTTTACTTCTCTTAGGTAAAAACAAGTCATTATTTACATAACCTTCTTTGTTTTCCCACTCACGTGCACCTAAGCAAGCATTGATATATCCTGTTTCAGAACATACATTAGCAGCCTTAACCATAAAGTCTTCAATTGTATTTGCCTCAATAGCATCAAGCTCATTTCTTTTACCTACTACTTCAGATAAAAATACCATAGCTTTTAATACTTCAGTATCACGGCTAATCTCATTACCATTTGCTAATGTTGCATCTTTAAATGGATATGGTGAGAATCTAACTCTACCTACTTGGCCTGCATAACGCTCACCATTAGGATTATTCATATCTTTTAAGAAACCATTAAATTCTCCAGTAACAGGCTCAGACTCTACATGTAATGTAATATTATATGCATCTGAATCATAAGGTGTTTGGTCAAATGTAATAGAATTGATTTTGATTTTGTGGTTACCCACTCCAATAACTGGTTTGATGCTACCTGATCCGGCAGACATGTCTTTAGTACTTAACATAATTTACTTTTTTATTAATTATTAATTATTGATTATATTTTTCAATACAATCTTTTACAAATTGTAGGTCATTTGGAATAAACTTATCCTCAAACATACCCATAGGTGATTTACATGTGTTCTCTCCATTGTTTTGAGTTTCAAAACCATATTCAAGTTCACCATCATCATTTTTATTTACTTTACCAAATAATACTATAGAGAATAGTCCTTCTAAAGTTAGTGTATTGTCAATCATTTTGCCAATAGTTTTTGCTTTAACTTTTCTATTTCCATTTATATCAGTTGAATCTTCTGAGTGAGTTAAGAAAATGATAGTCAAATCTTCTCTCAAGTCTTTAGGAAGTTTTGCAACCATTGCTAAGTTAGCTGCAATCTGAGTGAATTTATCATAACCTTTCTCATTAGCTCTGTCAAAATATTCAAAAGAACTCATATACTGCCAATCATCTACTACTAATGTTTTGATATGGCTCATTTTTTCATCTACATGCTTTATTGCTTTTATTATTCCTGCACTTGATGAAGCTGATGTCAGATTACCTTTTGGGTTATCTTTACTAATTTGTGTGTATTTGCTTTTCCATCCCTGGAACGGTAATGGTTTGTTAGCAATGTTTATAATGAAAGTCTCTTTAGGATTTAATGTTCTGATTGAGGTAGACTTTCCTGTACCTGAGTCAGCAATTACTAATACGCTGTTTGCCATATTACTTTTTTTGAATTACGTTAATTAATTTATTTAATGTTGCATTTATTTCTGATAATGCGTTTATCAGCTCTGCATTGGAGAGGAGGGGAGCAGTGTCAGTGCTTTCATCTGGATTAGGCAAATCTGGATTTGCAAAATCTATTATAGCTTTACCCCTATTTGTTACATCATTTATAACCTTTAGTTCACTAACAGGTATAATGTGTCTCTGAAATCCTGAATTACTTGTTATGATTTCATACTCTTCCTGCCAGTGTGGATTATGTTTATGATAATATAGTGTCCTTTTTGGATCTTCTGTATCATAATCTATAGATACAAATTCTGTATATATATCTTCTCCTTTTTCAAATTCACTTGGAAAAAAGCTTACATGTAGCTCATCCTTTCCAGTTGGCCTGTAAGCCATCTTAGGTATGTATAATGCATTAATCTTTCCTTCTGTCTGAAAGTAATCTTCATGCTCTTCTCTTAGTGATGCAACCTTCTGCTTTCTTTCTTGCGGTGTTAGTCCCATCTTTTTTTTGTTATTTAAGTTTTTAGTATTTATCATCTGCGTTCTTGTTGTTGAGGTGTTGCCATTTCTTCTATTTGCATTTGTTCAAACTTAGCTTTGAAAAATGACATACGTGCATCACCATTTCTTGCTTTAAGAAAATGTAAAACCAATGTTCTATCATTTTCTATTATATATCTATCTGGTCCATAATATCTAATCTTTTGTTTAGCTGGGCGGTTGATACCTATTAACATATCTGCATGCTGTAGCATTGCATCTGAGCCAAATATATCTGACTCAAGTATATAGTTACCATACTTACCATCTATAGCCCTGTCCGGATTATCTATGTTCCTATTTAGTTGTGATAAAGCAATAAACAAACAAGGATAATCTCTCTTACACTGTGTAAAGAATTCACCTAACTCAAATAACATATCTAATGTGTTATTCTGGTATGGTGCTCTCTTGACTAACATTGTATGATCAAGTGTTATCATTGTATTTACTCCTTTATGCTGTGTCATATACTGATCAATTTGCTCACGCATCTGATTAACAGTCATAGGTGTACTAATTATATCAACCGGGTGCTTTACTCTTTCTTTAGCATATAAATGGCATTTATTTAATGTATCTGTATTTAATATTGATCCTGCACTACATAATTCTTTGTATGTTTTACCAGTTATAGAACTAAATTCTCTGATAGCTGAGGTTCTGCCTACCATCTCAAACTGAAATTCTAATACTCTAAACTTATCATTTGGATTTAAAGCAAATGATTCTCTAATGATTTGATCCTTAATCAGTGTCTTACCTGAACCAGGTCTACCACCAATTACTGTCAAAGTATTCCATTCTATACCATCAGTGGCAGCATCATTAAACTTAGGCCACGGAGTATAGATTGATTTCTCTTCTCCTGTTGACCTAGCATACATATATTTAAGTGCATCATTAAATGCAGCATATTGCCCAATCCATGATGGTTTATTTTTCATACAACGTTTTCTTTAAAGTGTTCTTTTTCTGTTTCTACCCCATCAATAATCATATCACAATAGTCAGCTAATGTAGAGTGTTTAACCCTATGCTTGTCTTGCTTTGATATAAAGTATTGACTTGTCTGCATATACATATATTCTGTATCTCTATATTCATTGACATACATCTTAGTTGCTTTGATTATCTCATCCCAACCATAGTCATATGTTTCAAAAAACCATCTAAAGTTTTCTCCTAAAGCTTTGATATTATTTCTAGCTGGCTTACCGCTTGGTAGTTTCCTTGCTGGAAATATCTCTCTGTATGTGTGGATCTTATCATTAAAGTCCTTACCCATGAGTTGTATATCAGTTTTTTTCTTTGCTTTAACAAAATAGTTATCAAGCCTAGCACAAAATGCTTTAGCTTCAGCAGTCATTTTATATTGGTTTTCTTCTTTTATTAATAAACCTTTTTCAATTAACTTTTCTTTATCTTCAGACTTAACATTTGGTAAGGATACGCCTTGCTTCATCCCAAACAGTATTAGGGCTTGGTTTGGTGTTATCTTCATCATCAGTATTTTCTGAAATAGTTCCCACATATTCTTTTATTTTTATTAAAGTGTTATTATATGCATTCATTACAGATTCATCATTAGTAAAAAATCCATTCTCAATCATTTTACATGAATTAATGATGGTTGCATGATTGCGTTTTAAAAATCTACCTATACTTGTTTTAGTATGCCCTTCTTTATGAGCCAAGTATGACATAACTTGAACGTATACAAGAAACTCCCTCAATCTAGTCCTGTGTTGTAGAGTTTTGATACTCTGAAACTTAGGATGATTTTCATGTAATGCAAGTAAAGCACTGTCATGAAATATACCTAATGGGATCTTTTTGTTTTGATCTTGAGGGGTGTAAATATACAATTTAATCCCATGACTTAAATAAAAAGACTTCTTAAATTCTGAAATTTGTTTCTTCTGGTTAAGTTCTTGATTATCAGACATTTATATTATAATTAAAGGTTATCAAAGATAGTAAAATTTACCAATCTATGCAAGGTTTATCTTGATTTTCTAGTTCTGTATTAACTTTGTTAAAGACATCTTTACAGTCCCATTCACCACCTCTATATGCAGCTGATGCCGGGTGTGCTACCTTAAATATTTTTTGTCTATCTAATAGTAGTTGCCATGCTTCTGCTTTCTTACCCATTAATATAGATGGTACTTGTTTATTGTGTCTATTTATATTTTCAAACAAGTATTCTGTAAATGGTTTCCATATAGAATAATGTGACCCTATAGAATTTATCTCTACTGTAAAAGCTGTATTAATTAATAATACACCCTGGTTAGCCCAACACCTTAGATCAGTGTGGTCTGTACCAATTGCTTTGTTTATGTATTGTAAAGACTTTTCTGCTTTACCTTTTCTGCTACAGCTAAAAGCTATACCATCTGCAACTCCAAGCTGAGGATATGGATCTTGCCCTATGATTATACATTTAAGTTCATCATATGGACATTCTAAGAATGCATTAAATATATCTTTAAATCTTGGTGTAAATCTTTTCTCTGCATTTACACATTCTACTAGTTTATTCATGATCATATCAAACTCAAGTCCATTTATAAATGGTGAGAGCATAGGTGCCCATCCTGAATCTTCTAATTTATTATTGACATCATTTCTTAATTGTTCTATGTCAATTTCTATTAAGTTATTATTCATATTCTATTTCTTTTTTGTATCTTTGATTAATTAATACAGTTACTATGTCAGATAAAAAACAATTCATCACTTATGATACTACTAAAAACTTAGTAGCAGATATTAATCCTGCTTTTATCTCAGGACTACAAGCAATATATGGTAGATACCTTCTTGAATTCTATCCAGATGCTAGCAAATTTGGTATACTTATACAAGACTTCAATGAAACAATTATGGAGCCTGAAAAAGCCAAGCTCAAAAATAGACAGTTTACTCCAATTGAGAGTGAACTATATACTTTATATTCTATCATTAATATATTCAAGGCTTTTGCAAAAGAGCAAGGGCTTGAACAGTATGAAGACCTTAAAGTAACTGAAAATGACTTTGCTAAAGTTGTGTCTGATCTTAAAGAAGAGACTAACAACCCAACGGAGATGCTACAAAAATTAGCTGTTAAGCTAGATGAAATGAAATCATCTTAATTGCATACCTGCAAAGTCACCTATTTCTAAAGCTGCTTGTATAGCAAGATTCAATTCTTCTTTATCACACTTAGCAAATGATTTACAATATTCTTTATTGTTTTTCATAAAGCATAAGCCTGCTTTTCTTTTTACTTGTAACTTTACCTCTTCAAAGGTATAACCAAGTTCATTTGCTATCTCACGTATCATTGCGTGTACTCTAGCTAACTGTGGATTACTACCTTTACCATCTTGTATACCAATAAATATCTCTACTCTTGCACCATCCTTATGGTCCTTGAAGAAGCCTTCATATTTATTCTTGAATGCTTTTATAGGAAAATGTAACTTTCCATCTTTTACTGTACCTTCTATAAATAACTGATCTTTCATTTTATTAAGTTATGTACAATTAGTACTGCAATACCTATAACAAACATCCAGGCTACATATTCTATAATTTTGTAGGTTTGTTCCATCTTTTCACGTGTTCTACCTTGGTTATGATGCTTTAATCCATCATGTATTTTTTTAAGATCTTTCATTTGTATTTTTTTTTAGTTGTGCTTCTAATATCTCAATAGCTACTTCCAAGTTCCTTCTTGAGGAACCTGGTAAAGTATCTACATTATCTAATAGATTAATTATATCCTTTATAATTATATTATTCATGTGTTTCTAATATTCTTTCTTCAAAGTCTTCTTCTAATAAATCTTGCACGTCTACAGATACAAGGTTACCCACTCTATCTTTAGTAATATACCATACGTGATGTACCTCTACAGATGGCCCATATCCAGGTGTTCCAGGATCTCCATTAGAATCATACCATTGGTCTGGTTCTCCTGGATCATAAGAATACTGTATACATACAGTTTCTCCTGAGTCTGTTATTAAATCTATTTCACTCATCACAAAAATCTTAAGGCATCTCCAACATAAACAAACTCCTGAGCACACTCTGTGCACTTAGCATTAGATTCATTTCTGATTAATGCTGGGTCACCACAGTTTGGGCATGGAGTTTCATCATGGGTATCTATATACTCTTCAATTGCTTTTCTTGATAGTCCGTGTATCATTGCATCATGCGTACCACGGTACTCTAATTCTTCTTGTTGCTCAATAAAGAGCTCTTTCATTCTTCCCATAATTTTATCTGTTTAAAGGGTTATAACGTTTAATTTTAGATTGATCAAAGGATTTAAGTGCAGATGACACCCAGTTTACATCTTGAGTATTTTTGTAACACAATATATGACATATTGCTGTCTCAGTTGGATTTAATCTAAGTAATCTACCTATCCTTTGTGCTGTTTTCTTTTCATTACCATATGCATGCATAATAATACCTTGTTTTAACCTTGGTATTGTAACACCTTCTGATAACTGTAACACACATGATAGAGTGTGTATCCTTCCATCTGAAAATAATTCTAAATTTTCTTCTGACTTAGGGTTACCTGAATGATAACTATGCTTACTGATACGGTCTGCCTGCTTTTGTGTATTAGCAAATACTATACACTTATCCTCTATATTCTTAACCATAGATTTTACATATGATTCTTTAGTTGGATAATCCATCAAAGCTCTCATTCTCATGATCCTTGCAAATTGCATTTGTTTAGGAGACTGTGCCTCTGCCACTCTACCATTACAATAATCATAATCTTTCTTCTCATTAGTAAACCAGTGCCCACCATTTTTATTTTTCTTTTTCAATGTAGGCAAACCAGATAGCTCTAACTCATGTATAATTATCTTATAATCATTAAGTATATTACTTTCTGTTGCATCATCTACATCAAAGGTATATCTGATTGGACAATACTTGTTTACAAGCATGCCTTTTACAGACTTCTTATCTCTTGGTGGTGTACCTGTTAAACCTAATATTTTACCTTGAAACTGTGATAAGAATATTTCATGACCTGGTAGTAATGAGTGACACTCATCTAAATAAACTATATCATAGTCATTTGGATTGTGTTTTTTTAATGATAGATAAGTAGTAAACGTTATATGCTTAACTAACTTTTCAACTTTCATCTTACCTAATTCATCTATCCATGATTGAGATACTGAATGTTTAGGTATTACTACTAAAGCCTGTACAAAAGGATTAAAGTTCCTTTGAAGGTGTTGTATAGCTATACGTGTTTTACCAACACCCATAGAAATGCCCAGACCACATCTTTTATGCTGAGCTGCTATATTTAATGCTTCTAGTTGAACTACATGTCTATTATTTACAGAGTAATCCAACTGAATATTTTTTGCCATATAATAATTGTTGTTGCCAGAACTAATGTCCAGGTTAGTATTCTAATTAATTTGTTTTTCATAATGTTACATTTAAGGTGGACCCTATAGGACTTGAACCTATGACCTATCCGTTATGAGCGGAGTGCTCTGACCAACTGAGCTAAGAGTCCTGGTAGCCGGAGTGGGACTTGAACCCACACGAACTATCCAGTTCAACAGATTTTAAGTCTGTCATGTCTACCAATTCCATCATCCGGCCTGGTGATCCCACTAGGATTTGAACCTAGAACCTACAGCTTAGAAGGCTGTTGCTCTATCCAGTTGAGCTATAGGACCATAAAGTTATGATCTTGAGCCTGAGAAACCTAATTCATAGGCTTCAGCTGGGTGTTCTTCTATCCACATGTGACAGTTTCTGCAAACTGGTAACCATGTAGATGTATCCAAGTAGTATACGCCACGTCCATGTTTATGATGTACATCAGTAGCCTGCAAAGAACACTTATGGATCTTTGCATGACACATTGGTTTGTCCGTTAAATACTGCCTACGCTTTTTAGAATAGGCAGTATTTAATTTAGACATTTTTTTAGACACTTTTTTGATGCTCATTTTTTAGTTCTAAATAGTTTTTAGGGAGTAATCCCAAAGACATAAATTTTAATATTACATCCTCATAAGTCATACCTAACTCTTTGAAACTCATAGTGTTAGTGTAATCATCTAATACTTCACTAGCTGGTATATTTGCAATATACTGTGCTAATGGAGAATGCTTGAATGTATTGCTAAGATAAGCATTTACACGCTTATTACAAATAGTTTGCTTCCAAGCATTTATCTCTCTCTGTCCACGTTTCCAAACCTTAGTTATTCTACGTTTCTTGTCCCAATGTAGCTTCCTAACTTCTTCAGGTTTATAAACCTTAAGGCCATGAAGTACACGTTTAAACAAAAAATGTTGATACGGATTTAGCTTGGTGTAACTTAAAGAGTTTACTAATGATGGCGGATGAAGCTGATATTCAGCTAATATACCAAAGTAGCTGTAACGTTCTTCCCTTCTGGAAAGATTGTCTAGTTGTTGTTGTTGTTGAAGTTGTTCTAATTGTTCCTGAGATAGCATAATTGTTTAGTTGTTATTGATTAGTAAAAGGTTGTCCTCATATTTGAGGAAGGGAGTAGTTAAAGTTAATTAGGGTTGTATAAGAATTACTTAAAAAACTTACACAACCCCTTTTAACCAAACAAATTATTAATAACTACTCTTATAGTTCAAAGGTTTCAGCCTCTTCTTCTACAAGTTCTTCTACTTTATCAGTAACTTCTTCTGTCTCAGTATCATTGCTTTCTTCTAAATCATCTACATCATCTACTGTAGAATTATCAAAACCTTCTGTTTTAATATCAAATGCTTCTTCTACACTAGCTGCAGGTACACTTATAGAATTAGATTTTGCACTGCTAGTACCATTAGCATCTTTGATGTCTTGCCCATTAGTGTGAGCTATTAGCACGTCTTGAGCTGTTGTATCAGCTGTAAACATTGCTTTCCTATATATAGGTTGACCATCAACACAGCATACTATACCAGTATCACCTGCATATTTATAATCTCTTTCAGGATCATTAGAATTAAATGGATCTAATTGTTCTTTGATAACAATCTTACCAGCTATTTCATCACCTGCTTTAAAGTTTAGGGATTGTAAGTCTTCTACCTTACCCTGTAGTAACGTTGATACATTAGACTTTTTAACCCAGCCATTGTTACCAAATGTAACTCTAACTTGTTGCAGTCTTACATAACCATACTCTGAATTGTTTTTTGATTGATTGATAACATTACCCATGTCATCTGCACATACATTGACTTTGCTTTGCATTTTTTTTGATTTTAAAAAATTAATAATTGATTTTGTGATGACTACACGTCATCTGAATGAAAATATGGGTCATCAAGCTTTTCATATGCTTCTATCTCATCTAATGCAGGTTCATTTTCATCTATGAACTCTAGTTCATAGTCTACTACTACTGTTTTACCTGAGAAAGCATTATAAAAGGGATTAACCACTTCTTTTGTGTATGCTGAACTTAAGCCATTAAGATCTTTTACCTCATCATCAGTTAACGAGAGGTATTGCTCTACTGAGCACTCAATTATACGGCCATTGGGTAGTTGTACTATCATATCTATTAACAAAGATATAAATATAACTTACCTTGGCTCACTAATTATAAGAAATTATTAGTTAAATTCAAAAATAAACTGCACTTATATAGCTATCACTTAAATAATAACTAGTTTGCCTTTTACTCTTTTTATGTAATTATGCTGTCTCAACTCTTTTAAGAGCTTAAAGACATATCTTTGTGATACATCCATTGAGTCAGCAAGTGTTGAAGCAGACGGATATGCTTCACGGTTTTTATCTGCATAACATGCTATGAGACTATATAACCCTTTTGCTTGAATAGATAAATTGGGATCTGACAAGACTTTATACTTAACTATGCCAAATCTATCTGATTTCTTTGACATGGTCCTTTAATAGTATAAGTACGGCCAAAGACTCACTTTCTTCATTAGCAAGTGTGTCATTACCCATATTATACTTATTATTCATATATCTCCCAAAAGACATATTCTTTCCATCTACACGGTTTAATGCATTATCTAATGCACGCCATGCTTTTTGTTCACTTTGTAGTAACTCCATTGATATATCTGCCATTTTAATCTGTTTTATCTTCTGGAAATAATTCCTCTTGATTTATAACTACGTCTGTATCTAATATATCAAAATATTTTATATCAGACTCATTAACCTTGGTCAAATCTAATGGATTTACTTGATGATCATATGTTTTTAGCTTCTTTTGTTTATCATGATAGAATAAATCTACTTTGATAGAGCTATAAAATGGGTTAAACTTATCATTACCCCATGATGAATCACCTGTGACTTTACCATATACTCTTCCATTACCTGGGCTTAGGCCCATATCTTCAAGTATATCCCATTCAAACTCTGATCCTGGGTGGTAACTTAATGGTTCTAATGTTACAAAATCACCTATACTAACAGTATTATACTCATCTTTAGATAAACTTAGATGTAATATAATCTCTTTAGCATGATCTGGTAACTCTCTCATTATAATATTGAATATATGTTCATTATTACACGGTGTGTTTGGTATTAAAACATTTTTTAATATGTTATTTACTATGATCTCATTGATCTTAAATTGATTTGCCATGATTATTTTAATTGATTATTATTTAATTTATTCCATAAGTGAGGAAGGGAGCAGTTAGAGTAACAAGTATGGATAGTAACGCAACCCTAAACAATTATATAAAAGGTATTATTACTATCCATTTTGCCCACCACTCATTATTTTATTCTACAAGGCCTAACTACAGTAGTATATATTATATATAACTAACTACTGGTACTGTTTGTATGAACTGTGGTTCACTTTTTTGATGTAAATTCTATTGATACAAACGGTAATAGCATCAACCAAGAGATTTCATCAATCTTGTGATGAGGATCTACACCAAATGCAAATCCAAATATTGGTACTATTTCTATAGATGCTTTAGGTAACATTCTTACCTTGGACATAAAGACTAAATACACAACAGAGTTAGCTACTATTGCTATGCCTACTAACAGTAAAGTTATAAGTATAACTGCGGATGTCTCATACATGGTTAGTATCATGTATGCTCCTACTATAAATAATATAGGTAGTACTACTACGAATAATAATTTTAATAATGACCTGAATAAATGTTTCATAATTTCTAATTGTTTATTGATTAATTAATTTGTTTTTATAATGGTACGATTGAATCACCGTTGATTATTAGATCTGATAAGTCTAACTGATTATACTCATAGTCTCCATTCCAATATGATACATCATATAGACTCATATAGTAATTTGATGTAGTATATATAAAGTAATCCGGATTTGTATTTGATGTGTCCATAGCCCACTCTAACCAATCACTTTGTGTATCAGTTGGTGGGTTTGTTGCAAACCATGCTAGCATATATACTGGCATATCAAAGCTATCCCATGCATAATACTTATAATTTATGATTGTAGTATTATTAACACTATCCCATACATATGATTCCACATTCACAGCATACACTGTGAGTGTATCAACAGGCGGTTGTTGTACCTCTACTATTTCAAGAGGCTCTTTTTCACAGCTCATTATAGATACTAAGAGAAAGAATATTGATATATATTTCATAAGATTAATTATTATGGAGATTACAATACGATATATATTCTCTCTCCTGGTTATGTTTGATTACTTTTAATGTGTGTTCTGCTTCTTGCTTAGTTTTATGATAACGTGACTGTCTATCATAAGGCATACCATTCTCTGTACGACCTATGTAATATCCAGCTGCTGATCTTAAAACCTTTACTGATGAAATTTTCATAATTGTTTATTTAATTTAGACATTTGATTAATAAGATTCCGGGTACTATGTCTATTATCCTATAGAGGAAGAGACAGACATTACCCATGTAGTATTGTTGAGTGTAATAGTTACTCTTGTAATATAAGCTAGCATAAGAGTGATGATAAACGTGGACGCATGACTTGCAAATCAATTGTCAATCTCCGTACCATACCCAATTTAATGTTTATGCTCTTATGTTAGCTATATTAATATATTAATGTGCTATGATAGTTATGATAGTGGTAAAAGGTGGTATATTGTGGGTATGAGACCTCACATTTATAATGCTATACACATTTAAATAAAAAAAACAACTACAAACCTGGTTGTTACACCAGATCTGTAGAGTTTTTACCTTTTACTGCAGGTTTACACTGCTTCTATCCAAAACATACCTGATTCTTCTCCTGTTGTTAGGTTTAACACAGGATTATCAGATAGCTTGAAGCCTTTCATCTCATCACCTCTATTAAGTTTAGCACTTAACTGTTTGATGACTGGATGATCAGAACGCATTACTTGTCCAGTCTCTGGATCTATTAGGCTTAATACGCCAAATGTGATGTTGTTCTGTGTTCTTGTTGCTACATTAACGCCTGCTAATGTAGTAGCTTTTTGTATCAATGGTACATCTGATGCAATAATAGTTGCACTTCCTGTTGACTCATTGATATTGAGCTTTCTAAAATAAACTGAATTTGTTTCCATAATTTTAATTATAATTAATGATTAATAAATATTTGCATAAGAAAGGAAGGGAGCAGTGAAAGTTATATGGATGGTATAAGATTGTATGAGCAGTAGCAGTTAAAGTAAAAAAAGTACTGGTGCATCCGTAGAACCTCCTCTGGTAGGTGTATTAAGCAGTAGCCTCCGCAGGCCTTGCTTCCCCAGGATGCATTCCCAGTACATATTATGGGAAGGGAGCAGTTGTTTAAAAAAAGATGTGCTTTTACACACACCTTTATTTACTACCATTCATCCATCATATCCATCTCACTAAACTCTGCATCAATCATATCTTCTTGAAATCTACGGTCAATGCCTGTTAGTTTAGGTTTAGTAGCCTTTTGTTTAAGTGATTCATACACTTTCATAAACTCTTCTACATTCATATCTCCTGCCTCTTGGCAGATAGCATCAAGTTGTAGTTTTATCTTGTGATGCATTTTGTACAATCTGTTTTCCATAATTTAGTGAGTACGCTCTCCAGCTTTTAGTTAAAAAAAAGAGGTGTGCTGTTACACACACCCCTGTACTTCATCTAGGCTTGTTCAACCCAGAAGAGGTTCTCATTCTCCTCACCAGTCTGTAGGTTGACAACCTTTTGGTCAGACAGTTTGAAGTTAGGTAGCTCATCACCTACATTCAACTTAGCTCCAAGCTGTTTGATTGTAGGGTGGTCACTACGCATCACCTGATTAGTTTCAGGGTCTATTAGTGAAAGAACACCAAAGGAGATGTTTCCTTGAGTTCTTGTTCCCACAGACAAACCAGCAAGTGTAGTTTGTTTCTGTGACATTGGAGCAGAGCTCACAATGATTGTTGCTGAGCCAGTAGACTCATTGATGTTTAGTTTTCTAAAGTAAACCATTTGTAAAAGTATTAAGTTAATTAATTAAGTGTGGATAATTACGGGGGGTGACCCAACCACAAACATTAGGCGGGGAGCAGTTTTATATAGGGTCTCACCTATGCCAAATACATAATTTTGCCAGGACCGGTGGGGGGATATAAAATTTTTTTAATCAGGTGGGGGCTATGTTCTGAGTCAAAAGTTTTTATAGGTTGGGGGAATTTAGTATATTGTTCTTATAGACGCAGTGTAACTTAAATAATAGAATATGGGACAATGGGATGACAATAATGGAGAAGATCACGGGCTGAGTGAAATAGAACAAATGCAATTAGATGCAATACTACTTGAGACAGCATATGAGAACTCTTTTCTAGTATTAACTAATCAGATAACATTTGAAGAGTTAATGATTAAGAAGTTTAAGAAGGGTCATGAGGCCGTACTGGCGTTTGATCCTGACAATGGTCCTGAACTAACCGAATTTGAAAATATGTTAGCGTACTATATAGAAATTGAAGAGTATGAAAGGTGTGCTAAAATTAGAGACATAATGAATAGGGCGTATCCAGAATGTATAAATAATTAGTTATGGCAGTAAAGAAAAAAAAGAAAAGCACAGTAAATAGTTCTGGAAACTATACTAAACCGGGAATGCGTAAAAGGTTATTTAATTCCATCAAGGCTGGAGGTAAAGGAGGAGCACCGGGACAGTGGTCAGCACGTAAAGCTCAAATGCTTGCAAAAAGGTATAAAGCAAACGGAGGCGGATATAAAAGTAAAAAGTAATTTGCAAGATAATGGCAAAAACAAAACAACAAAAAAGTCTTACTAGATGGACCAAACAGAAATGGACAACTGCATCAGGAAAGAAAAGTTCTGAAACAGGTGAGGTATATGCACCAAAGAAAACTATTGATAAGTTAAAGAGCACTAAAAAGGGTAAGGCTAAGCTAGCTGCAGCTAATAAAAAGAAGCGTGCTGCAACTAAAAAAGGTAAACAACACGCATCTCACGGATTGCATAAAGGAAAGAAAAGATAATGGCAGCAAAGAAAGATAGTAGACTAACAAAAGCAGGGGTATCAGGTTATAATAAACCTAAACGTACTCCGTCACACCCAAAGAAGTCTCACGTAGTGGTAGCTAAGGTGGGAGATAAAGTAAAGACAATTAGATTTGGTCAACAGGGTGTAAAGACAGCAGGTAAGCCTAAAGCCGGTGAGTCAGCAAAGCAAAAGGCTAGACGTAAGAGCTTTAAAGCTAGACATGGTAAAAATATAGCTAAAGGTAAAATGAGTGCAGCATATTGGGCAGACAAAGTAAAATGGTAGATTATGACAGAAGCAGATTTAATAGAATTAGGTTTTACTAAACAAGTACAGGATCCATGCTGTGATCCTCAAATATATACGTTCTATAAACTGGTAGGTAATAGTTCCCCTTTTATTACACCAGCCAGTGACACTATTACTGATGATAATTGGCCAGTAGAAAACTATGCCGTCAATTTTAAAACATATATCAAATCGGATGTAGTAGAAATGATTACTTTACTAGAAAATAATCCGTTATTTCCTCCAACGGAATAAAAAAAAGCCATTAAACTTTTTTAAGTTAAACTATTTATGTATGTTTGCATATATGTTTAATTTTTAAAACCAAATAAAATGGCAGACGTAAAAAATTTAGATCCTAACAAGGATCCTCAGCTAAGTAAAGAAGAACTTACTAAGCGTAGAGAAGAAATCACACAGTTTTATAAAGATAATATTCCACATCTTACTGTTCAAGCAGAATATGAGGATTTATTAGCTACTATTGACAAAGCAAGAGCTGAAAGACTGCAAGCTCAAATGTTTATGGCACAAACCGCAGCACAACAAGATAATGCAGGAGAGGCTAGTGAAGATGAGAAAGCTTTTAAAGAAGCTATGGAAAAAGCGGCAGCAGGTGCAGAGTAATTATGAAGATGCTAAAAAAAGGTGATAGAGGCCAAGAAGTAAAGACATTACAACAAAATCTTTTAATTAAACCTGACGGAATATTTGGAAGACAAACAGAAAAACATGTTATAAGGTTTCAACTTATGCATAATTTATCTGCTGATGGTATAGTAGGTGCAGAGACATGGACTCTTTTATTACAGTTACCAAGTGCGTTAACCATAGCAATAGATGAAGATACTGATACACAAGGTCAAATGTTTGAGACACCTTATGATCAAATTATACATAAGCATTATTTACCTAAAGGGGAATATGTAGAAGGACCCGTTAGTAATCATTATATCTTTTTACATCATACTGCAGGTAATGCTAATCCTTATAGATGCATTGATCACTGGGGAAGAGATAGCAGGGGACGCATTGCAACTGAATTTGTATTAGGAGGTATCAATCACAGGAATGGTAATGATGAATATAATGGTGTCATGGTACAAGCATTTCCTACAGGAGCACAAGGATTTCATTTAGGTAAGACTGGATCAGGATATATGAACAGGCATTCAGTAGGAATTGAAATATGTAACATGGGATACTTAGATAGTAAAACAATGAAAACATATGTAGGTTCAGTATGTCAGGAAGAACAAGTATGTGAGCTACCTGAACATTTTAAGGATAAACTACACTGGCATAACTACACAGAAGAACAAATCAAAGCCACAGAAAAGTGGATCAAGTGGGTAGGTGAAAGAGATGGTGTAGATATAAGATTAGGTTTAAAACAATATATCAAGAAATATGGTCCATCTAAAGGTTTTGATTTTCAAGAGGATGCATATTATGGAAAGGTAAGAGGTTTATTAACTCACGGTAATGTGAGAACAGGTAAGTCAGATATATATCCACATCCAGATATGGTTGATATGATAATGAGTTTATAAAATGGCAATAGTAAAAAAAGTAGATTTAAAATTAAAAGTTAATATTGATGAATCAATAAAGTATCAGATACTTACTTATTGTTTCTTTAATGATATATTAGTAACTAATTCTGATTTAAAGTTTTTATGTGAACTATCTAAAACTCCAAGTATTGAATTAACTAAGTTTTGTTTAACATTAGTTAATATGAATATTTTTAAGAGTCCTCAGTCTGCTAGAAATGCAATAACAAAGGCAGAAAGAAAAGGTTTGCTTAGTAAAAAAGGGAATAATAAAAAAACAATTACCATTAAACCAGCTATTAATATTCAGACAGAAGGATTAGTATTACTTGATTATAAAATTTTAGGCAATGCATCCCAAGTCACACAAGGAGTTTAGAAAGAATATAGCTGAGGAAGTTGAAGTACATCCTCAAGTAGTAGAAGATTTTATAACTTTTTATTATGCAAAGTTAAGAAGAAAACTTTCTGATTTAAGTTTCCCAAGAGTTTATGTAGAGGGATTAGGAACATTTGAGTTAAGAAAATCTAAGTTAAACAAGGCAATAAAAAAGAATAAAAGTCTATTAGGTAATATTGCTAAAAGAACTTACAATGGTTATGCAAAAAGTGAGGATATAAAAACCAATATTGAGCAGATGGAAAGTGCAATGAAACAAATCCATGATGATATGCTAAAAAAAGAAAATTTTAAAAAAAATGGCTAACTGGAAAAAGTATTTAGATGTTTTTAAAAATGCAGATAAAATTGCAGAAGGTATTAAAAACAATATATTTAAGAAAGAGCATATTGAAGCAATAGCTGATAAAAGATTCCAGACATGTTTAAATTGTATTTTATTTGACGCAGGAGGTGATAAATGTATGGCACCTGGAACACAACCTTGTTGTTCAGATTGTGGGTGTAGTTTAGCATTTAAAGTAAGATCATTATCTTCTGATTGTCCAAAGGGAAAATGGCATGCAATAACATCAGAAGAGCAAGAAGAATTAATTAATAAACAAATTGAAAATGGACAAACTAACTAAAGCTCAAATAGTAGGTGAACTACTAGCTGAAGAACAAATAACTGCAGAAGAAGCAATAACATTGTTGGAGCCTGCTAAAACAATAATCTATAACGTTCATGTACCTGAACAGGAAGTGCATACACCTATGCCTTATGGGAATATGTGGACTACTAATATTACAGACTAATGGCAATATTATTTAAAGAAGAAGGACACGTATATGAAAGCATTGATCAAGATAAAATAGATTGGTTAAGTGTTACTTCTTTAGTTGGAAAATTTAAACCCAAGTTTGACAGAGATGGTCAGGCAGTTAAATCATCTAAGAACAAAAGATCAAAATGGTATGGTATGACACCCAAAGAAATAATAGCTGCATGGGATGGGGAGACAGATAGAGCAATCAAGCTAGGTAATTTTTATCATAATCAAAGAGAAGCAGATATACTTGAGTTTGAAACAATTCAAAAGTATGGAACAGAAGTGCCTATTATAAAACCATTGGTAGATACCTCTGGAGTAAAAATTGCACCAGAGCAGAAATTAGAAGAAGGAGTATATCCAGAACATTTAGTATATCTTAAGTCTGCTGCTATTTGTGGTCAAGCTGATTTAGTGGAAGTTGTAAATGGTTATATAAACATAACTGATTACAAAACAAATAAAGAAATTAAAGATAAAGGATTCACTAATTGGGAAGGAATAACTAATAAAATGTTTAGGCCTGTAAATCATTTAGATGATTGTAACCTTAATCATTATAACTTACAATTGAGTATTTATGCGTATATTATTAAGAAGCATAACCCTAAATTAAAGATTGGAAAACTAATTATACAACATGTTAAGTTTAAACAAGTAGGTGAGGATAAAAATGGATATCCAATCAATGAACATGTTGATGGTGAACCAGTATTAGATACAATAAAAATGTATGAATTACCATATTTAAAAGATGAAGTTAGATCTTTAATAATGTGGCTAAAAGATAATCAATAATGAAAGAATATATAGCAGCAGTAGAAATACAATCATTAAAGTCAAAAGTACCTACAGACTTTAGATTTGAAGAAACAAAAATATGTATAGATCTAGATAAAGTAGTATGGTTTAAAGAATACTTTCATGTAGCAACAGATAAGTTTCAAAATACACATACTGAAGTATTATTGTTTGGACAAAGCAAACCAATTATACTTGTAGTGGCATATGATCAATTAAAGAAAGAAATAACTAAACCTAAAAAAGCATGATAGTAAAATTATTTGATATACAGAATAGTAAATTAGTATTAACAGAACATTGTTACTCATTACCATTTTTAAAAAATATAATGACGGAATATCCTGATACTAATATGCAGGTATATCAATATATTTTTTATATGTCTTGCCCTAACCCTGATTTAAATCCGTTTTTTAATTTGCCTGAACATGAGAAGGAAGATATTATAATAGAAGAAATAGGATTAGAAGAATCTCCTGAAGATGGTAAAATAAGATATGCATTAGATATGTGCAAGAAGATGTATGAAACTCCTACATATAGGGCATACGTAGGCATTAAAGCCATGTTAGACAGATTAGCACAGTATATGGAGGTAACCCCTATTGAGCATGGTAGAGACGGTAATATGAACTCTATGATAAATGCTGCTGCAAAGTTTGAACAAATTAGACAATCATACAAAGGTGCATATACAGACATGCAACAAGAACAAGAGAGTTCTGTGCGTGGTGGTGCAGGATTGGCATATGATCAATTATAAATCAATAAAATTTAATTAAATGAAAAACAAAGTAATTATACCAGTTGGAAAAAAACTGTTAATTAAAGAAATTAAACCTGAGACTAAGACAGCATCAGGATTATATTTACCAGAAATGGCTCAGAAAAAGACATTTCAAGGGGTTGTTGTAGGTAAAGGAGATCAAGTAGAAGAAATACAAATAGGAGATGTAGTGCATTATGCAGATCATGCTATGCCAACACCAATGCCTCATAATGGTGAAGAGCATTTGTTGTTACAGTTTGGTGATGTATATGCCATCATAAGAGATGAGTAGGATTATACCTACATATGAAAATGATAATTGGACATCTACAGAATTTTCTAATGATGAAGATTTTCATGAGTTTATTTTTGAGATATTTAAAGAACCTGGCAAGTATGAATTTGATGAAACAAGTTTAATATTTAATGCTGAAGCAAGGAGATTTAATAAAGAAGGTTTGTATTGTAGTTCTCCTTTTAGATCAAAGGATTTTATGGCATACTGGGATGACCAAAAAAATAAATGTAGAGAAGGGGTAATATATAAAAATAATAATAAGATTTGGTATCTTACCAGAGACTATTATATGTGGTTAAATTTTTTACCAATCTTTGATAAAGAAGAAAAAAAATATGGGTTTGCCAAAGTACGTGATGCACAATATCACATGGCATTGTATGAAATACTTGCAGAGTTAAACAATCAGCATTCAGCTATACTTAAAAAACGTCAGATAGCTTCTTCATATTTTCATATGGGAAAGATTATAAATACCTATTGGTTTGAAGAAGGTAGTACATGTAAGATTGGTGCATCATTAAAAGATTATATAAATGATAAAGGTTCTTGGAAGTTTTTAGATGAATATAAAACTTTTCTTAATGAACATACAGCTTGGTATAGGCCAAGTAATCCTGAGAAAGTTCTTTTATGGCAACAGCAAATAGAAGTTAAAGTAGGTAATAGAAAAACATCTAGAGGATTAAAGTCAAAGATACAAGGTGCATCATTTGAAAAGAATGCTACATCTGGTGTAGGTGGACCTACTACTTATTTCTTTCATGAGGAAGCAGGTATTGCCCCTAAGATGATGCAAACGTATGAGTACTTGCGTCCTGCAATGTCTTCAGGTATGATGACAACAGGTATGTTTATTGCTGCAGGATCTGTGGGTGATTTAGAACAATGTAACCCATTAAAAGAAATGATAATGAATCCTACTGCCAATGATATATATGCAGTAGAAACTAACCTTATAGATGCAGAAGGCACTATAGGAATGGCTGGATTATTTATTCCTGAGCAATGGTCAATGCCACCATACATTGATAGCTGGGGTAATTCACAAATTGAGGAAGCTATAGAGGCTATTGTAAGAGAAAGAGAAAGATGGAAAGCAGAATTAGGACCTGAACAATATCAATTAAGAATATCTCAGAAACCTTTAAACATAGCAGAAGCATTTGCATATAGAAAAGCTTCTGTATTTCCACAAGGTATTTTATCTAAACAAATGAAAAAGATAGAAGAAAAAGAATATGCATATGAGCTAATTGAATTAGATAGAGATCAAGAAGGTATAGTGGCTAAAAGAACTAACAAGGCACCAATTACTGAATTCCCCGTAAATAAAAAAATGACAGATAAAACTGGAACTATAGTAGTGTGGGAAAGACCTGCTAGTAAACGTCCGGAATTTGGCCAATACTATGGTTCTATTGACCCTGTATCAGAAGGTAAAACAACTACATCTGATTCTTTGTGTAGTATATTCATATATAAAAATGCTACTGAGGTAACTAGAACAACCGTATCAGGTGATACTGAGGTATTTGTAGAAGGAGATAAGATAGTAGCTGCTTGGTGTGGAAGGTTTGATGATATTAATAAAACACATGAAAGACTTGAATTAATTATAGAGTGGTATAATGCTTGGACTATTGTTGAGAATAATATATCATTATTTATTCAACATATGATAGCAAGAAAAAAACAAAGATATTTAGTGCCAAAGCAACAAATACTTTTCTTAAAAGATTTAGGATCTAACAGAACAGTATATCAAGAATACGGTTGGAAAAATACAGGAACGTTATTTAAGAGCCATTTAATTTCTTATGCTATAGAATTTATAAGAGAAGCAATAGATGAAAAATTAGATGATGAAGGTAATGTTATGTCACAAACATTAGGTGTTGAAAGAATACCAGATCCAATGCTTATAAAAGAAATGTTAGCATATTATCCAGGTCTTAACGTGGATAGGTTAGTTACGTTTGGAGCGTTGGTTGCTTTTGTCAAAATACAACAATCTAATAGAGGTTATGCCAAAAGGCGTGAATCAGAAGGTGATTCTTTGGTAAATTCAGAAAAAATAAGTAAATTAAAGTATACCAGTGCGTTTAAAAATATAGGCCGTAGGAGAACATTAGGTGGTCAGAAAATAAGAAGGTCTGGTTTTAAAAATATTAAATAGCCAAAAATAATCTAGATGAGAGTATTAAATGCAATGCAAATGAAAAATGGGGCCAAAGCTGAAAGCGGGCCAACATTTTCTAGCTTAACACAACCAACACAGTTTTTACCTTACTCAAAAAAGACTGATGATTGGGCGGCTTGGAATCTAGATTGGTTAGAGTTACAAGGTATAGAATTTTTACGTATTAATTCAAGAAGATTATTAAAGAATTATAAGTTAGCAAAAGGAGTTATAGATAAATCTGATTACATAGTTGAACCAGATAATGACTACAAAGACTTAATGGATACTCTTACAGCTGAGAATGATTCAGCACTTGAATTAAAATTTTATCCTATCATACCTAATGTAATTAATGTATTGACAGGTGAATTTGCAAAGAGATATTCTAAAGTGCAATTTAGAGCTGTTGATGATACATCTTATAATGAGATGTTAGAGCAAAAAAGATTACAGATTGAAGAATCATTATTAGCAGAGGCTGAGGCAAATCTAGTAATGAAAATGATTGAGATGGGTATGGACCCAGGATCTGAAGAAGCACAACAACAATTATCACCAGAGGGATTAAAATCTTTACCAGAAATAGAAGACTTCTTTTCTAAGGATTATAGAAGTATGGTTGAAGAATGGGCATCACACCAACTTGCAGTAGATGAAGAAAGATTTCATATGCAAGAACTTGAAGAAAGAGGCTTCCGTGATATGCTTATATCAGATAGAGAATTTTGGCATTTTAGAATGTTGGAAGATGATTATGATGTAGAGCTATGGAATCCAGTTTTAACTTTCTATCAAAAATCTCCAGATCAGAGATACATTTCTGATTCTAACTATGTAGGTAAGATGGACTTAATGACTGTGTCAGATGTTATTGACAGATACGGTTATTTAATGGATGAGAAGCAATTAAAATCTTTACAAAAAATATATCCTGCAAGATCTGCACAGTATCAAGTAAATGGCTATCAAAATGATGGTGCATACTATGATGCAACTAGATCACATGAGTGGAATACTAATATGCCAGGTTTAGCGTATAGACAATATACAAGTAACTATTGGAATAATCCTGGAGTAGGTGGTGATATTTTAAGTGAGATATTAGATAACTCAGAAGACATGACACCTTTAGATGAAGGTAACTTAATGAGAGTATCTACAATTTATTGGAAGACACAGAGGAGAGTTGGTCATTTAACTAAGATAGAATTAAATGGTAGTGTAACTCAAGAGATCATTGATGAGACTTTTAAAATTACAGAAAAAGCTGTATATGATACCTCTATATTTAAGAACAGAACAAAAGAAAATTTATTACAAGGAGAACATATAGATTGGATATGGATCAATGAAGTATGGGGTGGTGTTAAAGTAGGACCAAACTTACCAGCAATGTGGAGATCTACAATGGGAGATAATATAAACCCAATATATGTAGGTATTAATAGAACTAAACCTGGAAGATTACCTTTTCAATTTAAAGGTAACAATACACTTTATGGATGTAAACTTCCTGTAGAAGGGAGAGTATTTTCTGATAGAAATACTAGATCTACTTCATTGGTAGATTTAATGAAAGCATATCAAGTTGGATACAATATGGTTAATAACCAAATTGCTGACATTCTAATAGATGAATTAGGAACAGTAATTATGTTTGATCAAAATGCTTTACCACGTCACTCAATGGGTGAGGATTGGGGAAAAAATAATTATTCAAAAGCATGGGTAGCAATGAAAGATTTTCAAATGTTACCTCTTGATACATCTATTACTAATACTGAGAATGCTACTAACTTTAATCACTATCAAACTCTAAACATGGAGCAGACTAGTAGATTAATGTCTAGAATTCAACTTGCTAATTATTTTAAGCAACAATGCTTTGATGCAATAGGGGTTAATCCACAACGTCTAGGAGGGGCTGTATCAGCTCAAACGGCAACAGGGGTAGTACAAGCTATGCAACAGTCTTACGCTCAAACAGAGATGTATTTTGTACAGCATTCAGACCAGTTGATGCCAAGAGTACATCAGATGAGAACTGATTTAGCACAATATTACTATAGTACTAACCCAAGTGTTAGATTATCATATATATCTTCTGAAGCAGAAAAGGTTAATTTTACAATTAATGGTACAGATTTATTACTAAGAGATTTTAATATTTTTGCTACAACAAAAACAAATCACAGAGCTATTCTAGAAAATCTTAAGCAGATGGCTCTTACAAATAATACTACAGGTGCAAGTATCTTTGAATTAGGTAACATTGTAAAAGCAGATTCAATTGCTGAAGTAACAGATATCTTAAAAGATTCTGAAAACAGACAACAAATGCAACGTCAGCAAGATATGCAACAACAACAGCAAATGCAACAGCAACAAATTCAAGCTAAGCAACAAGAAGAACAAATGAAACTTCAAGTTGAAATAGATGAAAATGAGAAAGACAGACAAAACAATATACTGTTAGCTGAAATAAAATCTGCTGGATACGGTTCAATGGTAGACATTAATGAAAACAAACAGTCTGATTATCAGGATGCTATGGAAGAAATTAAAGAGTCTACAAGATACAATCAACAACTTAGCATGGAGAGAGAGAAAAACACTACTAAGATGACTATGGAGAATAGTAGATTAGATGTTGAAAGACAAAAAATAAATGCTCAGAAAGAGATTGCACAGACAAAATTGGACATAGCTAGAGAAAATAAAAACAAGTATGATGCTCCTAAATCCAAAGAAAATAAAGATAAAAAATAAGTGTTAGCTATATACTGCTAAAAACTTTTAATTTATTTCAAATTATATAAGTTTAATTAGAAAGATTATTCTTATATTATATATGTATAGAGATTACTAATATTAAAACCAACAAATATTATGAGTACTAAAACTGAATCTGTGAATAGTAAAGTAGAAACATTAGACATAAACTTAGATGAGATCTTTGATGCAGCACCTAGTGCAGCTGATGTTACTTTGCCACAGGAAGAAAAACCAAACAAGAACATTTTTTCAGGTACAGGGTCAAAAACAGACATGTCTTTTGCTGATCCAGATGTAGATGACAAAGATGATTTAAATGTAAAAGCTGATTCTAAAGAAGAATCTAGCACAGAAAAAGAAGTAGCTGAACCAGAAGTAAAAGCTGAGGAAGTTAAAGAAGAAGTTAATATTGATGATGTAATCAGCAGTATTGATGAAGAAGACTCTGAAGAAGAGAAAATAGAAAAAAGAGGAAGGAAAAAGATTTCTGGAATAAGTGATGTATTTAGTAAGCTTATTAAAGAAGATAAGATTGTTCCTTTTGATGATGACAAAGAATTAGAAGATTATTCTGCTAAAGACTGGGAAGAATTAATTCAAGCTAACTTAGAAGAAAAAGCTAATGAAGTAAGAAGAGAAACTCCTAAAAAGTTTTTTGAAAGCTTACCACAAGAATTACAAATTGCTGCACGTTATGTAGCAGATGGTGGTCAAGATTTAAAAGGAATGTTTGCTACGTTATCACAAGTAGAAGAAAATAGATCATTAGATGTTAAGAAGTCAAATGATCAAGAAAGAATTATCACAGAGTATTTATCTGCAACAGGATATGGTACTACTGAAGAAATTGCTGAGGAAATAGAAATTTGGAAAGACTTAGGTAAGCTTGAACAACAAGCAATGAAGTTTAAACCAAAATTAGATAAGATGCAAGAAAAGGTTGTTGCAAGAAAGCTAGAAGAACAAGAGCTTAAAAAGAAACAACAAGAACAAGCATCACAGCAATATATGAAAAACGTATATGAGACTTTGAAAGGGGGTTCTATAAATGATGTTAAGATAGATAAGAAGACACAAGCTATGCTTTATAATGGTTTGGTACAACCCGCTTATCCATCAGTTAGTGGTAAGAATACTAACTTACTTGGACATCTCCTTGAAAAGTATCAATTTGTTGAGCCAAACTATGGTTTGATATCTGAAGCATTATGGTTGCTACAAGATCCAGAAGGATACAAAGCAAAAATAATGGATAAGGGTGCTCAAAAAACTATAGAGAAAACGGTAAGAAAACTTAAAACAGAACAATCTAATAGTGGAGGGTCTACATCTTTAGGAGTTAAGGATAAAGAACCAACTGCTAAAAGAACTGCTAAAAGAAAAATACCAAGAGCTAACAACATTTTTAAAAGAATTTAATCAAGTATTAAATATATAAACAATAATTATTAATCAAAAACAATCAAAATTATGGCAACTCCAGTTTTAAATAATGGGATTTTCCTACGTGATACAAGCTACAAAGCTAGTTCTCATGTTGATTCTTATCACCTTACCCAAATGCTTGGTAACTCCGAGCCTATGGATATGGGACCAATTGATTTATGGGCAATGACCCAAAAGGTAGAAATGCCTTTATATCAAATGGCTTCTTTTGGTGGAAAGAATACAATCATGGTGGATAATGCTAGAGGTGAGTACAAGTGGCAAACTCCTATTGCACAAGATCTTCCTTACATAGTGGCAGACATTGAACCAGCAAATGATGCTAAAGGTGTAGATGGAACTCTATTTAAGATCAAGATCAACAAAAGAACTTTTGGACATGGTGACATTATTACTTATGATAAGTATAATGGACTTGAACTTTACATTACAGCAGATGATATTATCCCTGCAGGTGATGGATATGTTTACACTGTTCAATTAGTTAACAACAACAATGCAGCAGTCTTAGATAATAAGTATCTAGCTAAAGGAACAAAATTCTTTAGAAAAGGTTCTGCAAGAGGTGAATATGGTGAAAGATTTTCTGACATTGAAACAGGATCTGGATTCCGTGAATTCTACAACTTTGTAGGAGGAGCAGAAGCACACGTACACTATTCTATTTCAAGCCGTGCTGATCTTATGATCAAAGGTGGTTTGAATGCTGATGGTACTGTACCAGTAACTGAGATTTGGAGAAACTTTGACAATGATCCAAACAATCCATCAGTACCTAGTATTGAAGGACTAGTAGCTAACATGGGTAAAGCAGGTGCAAGAGAAGCGTTTGAAAACGGAACTCTTACAAGAACTTTCATTACAAATATGGAAGCAGCACATTTATCTAAAATTGCTACGGATATTGAAACTTACCTAATGTGGGGTAAAGGTGGTAGAATTAAGCAAGACGGACCGGATGATATTAGATTATCTGTAGGTTTATGGTCACAGTTAGATAACTCTTTCAAAAGAGTATATAACAAGTCATCATTTACTCTTGACATGTTTAAGTCTGAACTTTATAACTTCTACCAAGGTAAAGTTGAATTTAAAGGGCCAGACCCACAAAGATCACTTGTTGTACAAACAGGTATTGGTGGTATGCAACTAATCAACAAAGCAATTGCTGATGAAGTGTATGGTTCAGGTTTAGTACAAAATGCAACTGATATTGGAGCTGTTAAAGGTTCTGGTATGGATTTAGATTATGGTTTTGCTTACACAAGCTTTACTATTCCATTCTTAGCTAACGTTAAGTTTGTATTGAATCCAGCATTTGATAACTTAAACACAAATGATATAGAGAATCCATTAATTGATGGTAGACCTCTAAGTTCATACAGCTTTATTATCTTTGATGTAACTGATGAAGGAAATGACAACATTCACTTGTTGAAACTTTCTTGGGATAATCAACTTAAGTGGTTCTACCAAAATGGTACTATGGACTACATGGGAAGAACTCAAGGATTTGCTTCTACTGGTCAGTTTAATGGATATAGAGTATATATGACTCAGACCATGCCGGCTATATGGGTTAAGGATCCAACCAAAGTTCTTAAAATTGTAATGAGAAACCCTGTAACAGGAGGCTCATTCTAAGAACTATAATTAAAGGGGAGGGGCTAATACCTCCTCCCTTTTTATTTTTAACCTTTAAAATATAACTAATCATGGCACTAGATATTAAAAGACAAAATAAAACATATGAGTTTTCAAATTCAAGTGTTTCAAAAATACTTGCTTCTAAAGCTGTTGGTAAAGACATCTTAGCTAGAGACCATGCAGATAATGCAGCAGCAATAGCTGCAGGTTTAGCAAAAGGTGATATATATCACACTACAGGAGCTTTGAAAATAGTTGTTTAAAAGTCAAAAAACTTTAGCAAGGGTAAAACCTTGCTTTAGAAATTAGTAATAATAAATGTACATAATTATGTACTTTTGACTGTGAATAATAATTATTAATTTAAAACCAAAAAAAATGAGTGAGTACACTATTGTAGAAAAGTATCAGCAGGAAAAAAAACAATCTGTTGCAGTGCGTCCATTTTTTAATCCTAATAAAGAAAATATGGGATTGGAACAATATGGATTGGCATTACATGATGGAGTATACCATGAAGAATCATTAGCATGTCTAGAGATGAATGGAGTAAAAAGATATGTTACTGGTTTAAATGAATTTGCACCTGAAGTAAAAATGTTAGCACCTAAGGAGAAAAAAGCAAAGATTAAAGAAATTAGAACTGTAGTTGCAGAATTAGAAGCATCTCTTGCAGCTAATGTAGTTGATCCAGAAGACAAAGATTTTTGGAACAACTTAACTATTATGAGTCCTAATAATGATAAATTTTGGGACAAGATTAGTTTAAGATGTGGTAATGATCCAGTATTCTTAGATCCAGAATTAGATCCATATGATAGAATTAAACTATATGCCATTAAAGCAGGTGGCTTTTCTATAGTAGCAAAGTCATTAAAAGATGCTAAAGTAAACTCTAAAGGAGTTAAGTTTTATTTAGATACGTTAGAAGAAACGTTAACTACTAGAACTGAACTTAGTAAAATAAGAAATAGAGCATTAGTAGAATTACAAAAAATGTATGATGGCAATGCAACAAAGCTTATGTATGTAGCTAAAATCTGTGATTCAAATAGCACACAGTATAGTAAGTCTACTCCTAATGATGTTATGTATGAAAATATGGATGACTATATTCAAGGTCATGGATCTGAAGGTAATAAGAAAAAAGCAGCACAAAACTTTTTAGATGTTTCTACATTAAGTATGGAGGAAATAAAAATAAGAGCACTTGTTAAAGACTGTTTATTTTATAGATTCTTACTGACTAAAGCAGGGGGATGGATTGAGCCAATGGATAGTGGTATTAGAATGGGTAAAAGACCGTCTGAATGTTTAGATTTTTTAATGGATCCTAAAAATGAAGAAAGTTTATTATCTCTAATGGATAAAGTTGAACCATATTGGAATGCTTAAAAATAATTAAAAATGGAAAATAATACATTACTTATAAAACTTAAGCAAAGGCTGAATAAGCTTGATAGCCAAGACTATGATAATATAGAATGTTGGCAGTTTGTTGAGGCTTTTAACAAATCACAAGTTGAGTGGTGTAGAAGAAACTTACATGGGGGAAATATGTATCAGGAAGGTGATGAGTTATCCAAAAGAAGAGTGGATGACTTGCAACCTCTCCTAATTGAATTATCCCTTACAGGTAATGTTTTTCCAGATTATTTTGAGACAGACAATTTTCCTGAGGAAACTTATTTAGAATTTAAGAAAGTTACTACACAGGCAAAAGATGACTGTTGTACTCCAAGATCAATGACTGTATATTTAGCTGAAGAAGCTAATGTTAATTTAATTATGAGAGATCCCCTAAAGAATCCAGATTTTGAATGGGGAGAAACTTTTTGTACTATGCTTGATAACAAGATAAGAATATACAAAAGAAATTTTGATATAGTAAATCCTGTATTAACTTATTATAGACAACCTACATTGATACAAGTACAAGGCTGTACAGATCCATACACTGGTAATATTAGCTTGAATAATGTTATATGTGAGTTTAAAGATGATTTAGTAGAAGTAATCCTTGATGATACTGCAGCATTGATTGCAGGTGATATAGAAAATATGTATCAGCAACAAAGAGGATTGCAGGCTGCTGAAAGAAATAATTAATATATTGTTTATCTGATAGAAAATCATTATATTATTATAGTAACACTGATGTTACAAGCAGAGTAAACTGTTTAAATCTTTTTTTATAACCAGTGAGGGTAATGGTCCTCACACAAAACAACAAATTATGGCTTATTTTAATCATGCGTTTAATAAAACGTTTGTTGTGTCTTCAGTAGAGCAAACAGCAGGTACTGCTACTAGTGCTTTAGCTGCTGGTGAATTAGCATTAGTTGGTGGAAGTGACTGGAAGTCAGTTGCTATCCCAGGTGGTGCTGCTGCTCCAGCTGCATTAACTGCTGGTGAACTAGCGTACATTGTACAAGGTTCATTTTATACTAAAGATACAATTGGTAACAACCCAGGACATGGGGGTTACAAAGAATCAGTAAAATCTAAAGGGATTAACCCAAGATATCTTACTAGAATGTGGGCAGCAAACTGTCTTACTGCATCACAAGCAACTGCTAAATTATGTTTAGCATCTGATTGTGCTCCTTGTGGTAAAACACAGTTTATGAGAATTGATGTAAAAGGTTCTCCTGCACTTAGATTTTTAAATCACAATGCATATGCAATTGCTGACTCAGCAAATGTATGTTGTGTTGAAGGGCAAGAATATATTGACCCGGCTTTAATCATTGCTAATATGGCTAAAATGGCTTTAGGTGATCCACTTATCAAACCATTTGTTGCTGAAGCTGATGTAGACGGTGTTGATGCTAGTACATTATCAGCTGGTGGTAATGGTTATACAGTATCAACTCAAGCTACTTCTGGTAGTTCTACAGGTTCAGGTGCAACTATTAACATTGTAAGTTTAGGTGTTAGTGATGCTATTGCTACTTACTCTATTGCTACTGCAGGATCAGGTTATGCAGTTGGAGATGTATTAGTTGTAGCTGGTGGTACAGATGGTGCTATTTTAGTAGATTCAGTTTCTGAAGGTGGTGTTATTGTAACAACTACTACAGGTGGCGTATCTACTCAAGCAGTTTATAGTATTGCTGAAGTAGTTGATGGAACATATGTTGCTTCAACAGATCCAAACGGAGCTACTAAGGTTTCTGCATGTGTAGAATTCAAAGGTGCATACGTTGACACTGTATTTGGTAACTGTTCTTTTGACACTAGAGATCATTTCAATGCTGAGCCTGTAGAGATCATTGTATCTTTATTAGATGAAACAGGTAATCCATGTAATGACTGTGGTGTTGCTTCAGCTACACCAGGTTCAATGCAACAAACACAAGGTGAAGAAGTAATTAGAGAATTAATTATGTCTGAGAGATACCGTCAGTCTCCTTATAACCAAGGAAATGCTGATAGTGCTAGAATCAGAGAGATTGAATTATCTGATGAGCTTTTAGCTGCAGTTGATAGAACATCAACATACAGAGCTTATTACGTACAACATTCTGTGCCAAGATTCAACAATCCATCAGGAGTGTTTGATAATGACCAGTATCAGTATAAGATCTATGTTAAATGTAGTGATACAGCAGCACAAAATGCTATGGAGGATTTCCTTGAAGGATTACAAGCATGGGCTAAAGACAATGGGAATAACTTACCTATTGAGCAAAATGCTGTTTGGTAATAATTAAAATTATCAACCAAGATATTAGAGCAGGGGAGAAATCTCCTGCTCTTTTATTTTTTATATGTTCTATTTTTTTTGTATATTATCTATATAGTATCATTTATTAATAGAATACAAAATGGCAGACAGACATATATTAAGTTTAGAAATACCTACAGTATCTAACTGTAATTTACTTTGCATAAAAGATACAAGTCAATATTCAAAGGATTTAGCAGTTGATTGTGAAGAGTTATTAATTACTTTACCTGGCTATTCTGTACCTGTTTTAATTAAGGTTGATAAAGATTTTGACATGTGTTTAACGGCATGTACACTTGCTTTGCAAACCACGGATTGTGGTACAAAACAAGAAAATATACCTGATGGTATATATATCATAAGATACAGTGTATCACCTAATTCAAAGGTATACGTAGAATACAATCATCTAAGAGTTACACAATTACTTGGACAATACTATGAAGTATTGTGTGATCTAGATGTACAACCCTGTCAACCTGATTCTGAGAAACAAGAATTATTAGCTGAAATGAGTTATATAAAAACAATGATTGATGCTGCCGTTTCAAATGCAGAATATTGTCAATCTACAACTCAAGCTATGCAAATATATAATTATGCAAAAGCCAGATTAAATAAGATTACTTGTCCAACTGGAAATTGTGGATCAGCAAAGAGAGGAATGTATTACGTATAAAACCAAAGAATTATGAATAACTGTTCAGTATGTGGAAAAAAATTTACGTGTGGATGTCAAAAGACACATGATGAAAATGGAAATGTAATTTGCAAAGGATGTAAAAACTCATCTAAAGCTAAACAACAAGCTACAGAGGGTAGTAGAAATTTATCTTTAGAACTTGCTAAACAACAAATAGTGAATTTAAAAAATGGGTAAACCTAGAGAAATATCAAATGCAAATCAAGTAAAGCATGTGGCTCTTGAAAAAAGAATAAGAGTAGAACAGACTTTTGCTAACCAAGCATATGCAAACTTTAAAGAAGTTAAGTTTGGTATTGAAGCATGTTGTTATACTGATTTTGCTAATGCAGTATTACAAAAAGAATTATGTGATTGGTTAGATAAAAAATCAGATAAGGTTGTTGTTGCAACAGAAGATAAAGGTGTATTTGTTGAGCCATTGGCAAAAATAAATGTAAAGGCAAGTGTATCTTGTCCGGCTGTTCCTACTAATGTATGTACAGTATTAGATTTAGCAGATATACTTGCAAATGAAGCAACGTTTGTACAGTGTTTTGAGATAGCTGCTGCGGTATGGACAATAACACATAATTTAGGGGAGTATCCATCAGTAACAATAGCTGACTTAGATAATAATGTAGTGATAGGTGATATAGATTATTTATCTACTAACCAAATAAGAGTATCATTTAGTAATTCATTTGCAGGGTGTGCTTTTTTAAATTAAAAAATAACAATTAAACAATAATAATAACAATTAAAAATAAATAAAATGGCAATACAATTTTTAGCAGGTATTCAAGTTGATGGGCATATCACGCTTATCAACCAGGGTACGTTCAAGAACGCCAGAATTCAAAATGAAACTGCAGATCCAACTGGTGCTAGCTTGCTAGGAGATGGTCAGATTTATTACAATTCTAGCACAGACAAAATGAGACTCCGTGCAAATGGAGCATGGGTAGATTTTACAACTGGATCAGATTCTAATACAACTTATGAACTATTTGGTGTAGGTGGTGCTAATGGAACAGCAGGCATCCAATTAATAGATAACGATGGTGTAGCTGATAATGTAATAATACAAGGTAATGGTACAGCATCAGCATCCTTAACCGTAACCAGATCATCAAATACTCTTACAGTTACAACAAATGCTACAAATAATGTTGGTACAGTTACTTCTTTAACAGGAGGAACTGGTATAACAATTACAGGTTCTCCTTCTACAACACCAACAGTTAATATTGATACTGTAGGTACAGATAATGCAATTGAAGTATTAACTGCTGCAGATCCAGTAGGAACTGATTATGTTTGGTTCTCAGATGTAAGTGATAGTAATACATTAAGAAAATCACTTATTTCTAATATGCCTGGTTTTGGTAAAGACGGTACAGTTACTTCTATAGGAACTGGAGCTGGTTTAACAGGTGGTACAATTGTTTCTTCAGGAACATTAGCAGTAGATTATGCAGGTACAGATAACGTTGTATTAGCGGCAGCAGATGGAACATCTGTTACATTAGCAGGAACTGATAAAGTAATATTTTCTGATGCTTCAGATAGCAATGCTAAATTTGCAAACTTATCTCAAGTAGCAACTTATATTAATGCGGGTGCAGGTTCTGTAACTTCAGTAGGTGTAAGTGGTGGTAGTACTGGAATGTCCTTTAATAACTCTCCAATTACTTCTAGTGGTACTATGACAATGTCAGGTACATTAGACGTAGATAATGGTGGTACTGGATTAACTAGTTATACAGCAGGAGACTTACTATATGCTTCTGGTACATCAACATTAGCTAAAATAGCTATAGGATCAACAGGTAAAGTATTAAAAGTAGATAGTAATGGTCTTCCAGCATGGGCTACAGATACAAACACAGGATTAACAAGTGTTGGTATTACAGAAACTGGTAATGCTCTTACAATTACAAATTCACCTCTTATAGCAGATGGAAATATAAACATTGCTGGAGCAGGTACTGCCTCACAAGTAATCTTAGGTAACTTAACACTTGCTACTTTACCAGTAGATGGTGTAACAAGTGTAGGAAGTGGTTTAGGTCTTACAGGTGGTACTATAACAAGTACAGGATCACTTGCAGTAGATTATTCTGCAACAGGTATTATTGGTGATGCTGGTGGAATGTCAGGCTTTGCAGAGGCAGATGATCTAATTTTAATTGGTGATGATAGTGCAGCAGGAGCTGTTAAAAAGGCTGCTATAGTTGATATACCACTTGACGTATTAGGTGTACCAAATAATAATATAGCGTTAGGAAATAATAAAATTACTGGCCTTGCAACTGGTACAGCTGGAACAGATGCTGTTAATTTAGCACAAATGCAATCTGCAGTAGCTGGAGTAGGTGTATTCCAAGGTGGATATAATGCATCAACAAACAATCCTGTATTAACAGGAGCAAACAATGTGGCATTAACACAAGGTGACTTTTATGTTGTAACACAAGACGGAACCTTCTTTACAGAATCACTTGAAGTAGGAGACTTAATATTTGCAAATTCAGATATAGCAGGAAGTTCTTCACCTTCATTAAGTGACTATACGGTAGTAATTCAAGATCAAAATATTGCTGGTGTAGGTGCAACAGATGGGGCAACTGAAAAAGGTGTTGCTGGATTTAGTAATGCTTCTTTTGCTGGAACAGTTAATGGTTTTATTACAATTAAAGCAGGTGGTATTAGTGATGCTCAGTTAGCAAGTACATTTAATAAAATTATTGGTACTGACTCAGATATAGATACTTCAGGTGTTGATGTAATTGATACATTAACAATGACTGATGGTGTTATTACAGCTAATTCTACAAGAACGTTACCTGATTCAACTTATGGTGCACGAGGTGTAGCTGAAACAGCAACTCAATCAGAAGTAGATGCGGGTACAGCAGGACAACAGTTGTTTGTATCACCAGCTACTTTAAAAGTTCATCTTGAAAAAAGAACTTATGTGGCTAGTGGACCAGCAACGGCAACTAGTTCTTTTACAGTAACAGCAGGAACACACGGGTTGGGTACAGGACCATTTATTACGCAAGTATACAATGCAGGTGGTTTTGAAGTAAAAGTTCAAACAGAATATAACACTACTAGTGGTAATGTTGATTTTAGTTGGACAAATAATATTACTGCAAATAGCCTGAAATTTATAATAATGAAGGTAGTATAATAACAATTATTAAATTGGGGAAAGCTTAGATATATCAATTTAAGCTTTTCCCTTTTTTTTAAATTTAGTATCTTAGCAAAAAAAAGAACATGGCTATACAATTTATATCAGGCTTATCTGTAACAGGAAACAGTGAAATAACTGGTACATTATCAGTTAGTAGTATTACAGCTGATAATAGTACTTATACAGGTATTATGGTATGGGATGGTGGAGTTCTTAAATATAGAACAAAAGCTCAGATACTTAATGATATTGGTGCTACAGGTAATCTTGGTACAGTAACTTCAGTTACAGTACAAGGTTCATCAGGACTAAGTGGTAGTGGTACAGTTACTTCTTCTGGTACTATTACTTTAACAAACTCTGATAAAGGTTCAAGCCAAGCTATATATAAAAATATTGCTACACAAAGTGGTACAGCTACAGCAAATAGTAATAATGATACATTAACTATTACTGGAACAGGTGGAACTACTACATCTAGAAGTGGTGATACAATTACTATAAATTCTACAGATAATAATGATAACTATTATGTTACAGGATTAAGTTTCAATACTACTAATAATGGTATTTTAACAGCAACTAGAAATGGAGGACTATCATCTTTAACTGTGGATTTAGATGGTAGATATGTTACAAGCTCAGGTGTTACTTCTATAGCTACTTCAAACGGTATTACAGGTGGTACAATAACAGCAACAGGAACTATTCAAGTAGATAGTACAGTTGTAAGAACTACAGGTAATCAAAGTATAGCTGGAGTTAAAAGTTTTAGTGGTAAAATAGGTGCAGATGCAGGTATAGATGGATTAACAAATGCTAATGGCGGTATTACAGGTAGTAATTATAATATAACAGGGGTTAATCAACTTAATATTAATGACCCAGGAGAAGGGATTGTTTTTCAAGGAACTACAAATGTTAGTTTATTTACAGTTGATGACGCAACAGATAGTATATTAAGAATCAACAACGCAAGTGCTTTAGATGTAAACTGTAAAATAACAGATGTAGTAAATCCTACCTCTGCTCAAGATGCAGCTACAAAAACATATGTTGATACTGCTGTTGCAGGTGTACCGCAAGGTACTGTTACAAGTGTAACTACAATGATTGATGGTGATGCTATTACAATAAGTGAAGGATCTACACAAACAATTACAACAAGCGGAACATTTGATTTAGAATTTACAGGTGCTTCTACAGATTATATAAACGGAGAAGGTATATTAACTACTTTTCCAACTATACCTACAGTTAATAATGGAACACTTAACATGGGAACAAGCACAGGTCTTGACGGCAGTGCTTCATTTACAGCTAATCAATCTGGAACTTCAACGTTTACTGTTTCATTAGATCTAACTGAAATTACATTAAGTGCTGGTTTAGATGCAGGAGCTACTTCACTTAGTTTAGATTTATCTGAATTTACAGACATGACAGCGGGTATGACTCCTACAGACGAGTTTATAGTATTAGATTCAGGGGCAGAACGTAGAAAAGCTGCAGGTGAAATAGGTAACAGTATATTTTCTAACACTGCTAATTATATAACTTCTGCATCTTTACCTACAGTAAACAATGCAGCTATAACTATAGAAGCAGGTACAAATTTAACTACTGGTGGTACTTTTACAACTAATCAAGGTATTGATGAAACAATTACTATCAACATGGCAACTGGTGGTATAGGCTCTGGAACTTACGGTTCTACATCAAATAGCAATAAGATAGATAATATTACAGTAGATGCATATGGAAGAGTAACAGCAGTAACAACAGGTGCAACAGGACAAGTAAATTTAATTAGTTCAGGTAATACAAACACACTAACTACGAGTGGTACTACATCTGTACAATTAACACCAAACACAGGGACGGTAAGTTCTTCATCAACTAAATTAGCAACTGGGGCACAAATTCAAACAGCTATTGATACAGCTGTAACAGGAGTTTTAAAGTATGATGGAGTATGGAACGCAAATACAAACACACCAACATTAACAGGTGGATCAGGAACAGTAGGAGAATACTACATAGTTTCAGTTGCTGGTAATACAAATTTAGATGGCATCACAGACTGGAAAGTTGGAGATTGGGCAGTATTCTCTGATCAAGTAACAGATGCTTGGCAAAAGATAGACAATACCCAAGTTGGTAATGTAACAGGTAGTGGTTCATCTGGTAGAATTGCAGTATGGAACAGTGCATCAAATATTACAAGTGATAGTGGTCTGACATTTAATACATCATCAAATGCTTTAACTGTTAGTGGTGCAGTTACTTGGAGTGGTGGTGGTTCTGCGGAATCTAATTCTGCATATGATAACATGATTACTGAATTTAGTGATTCAGGTTCTTCTACAATAACACTAACACTTACACAACAAGATGGTGGTACTTTAACTACATCATTTAGTAATCCACAAGGAACTGTAACATCTGTAGGAACTGGAACTGGATTAGATGGTTCATTTACAACATCAGGTACAATTACTTTAGATTTATCAGAGCTTGTTGACATGACTCAAACTATGGTTGGAACTGATGAATTTATAGTTTTAGATTCTGGTGCAGAACGTAGAAAAGCAGCTAACGAAATAGGGTTAAGTATATTTAGCAATGATGCTGGATTTATAACATCATCTTCTATACCATCTGTTGGTAATGGTCAAATTAATGGTGCTACAAGTGGTAATGGATTAAGCGGTTCAATGAGTGCAACTGCAAATCAAAGTGGCAATAGTACATTTACAGTAACATCTAACGCAACAACTGCTGCAACAGCTTCTACTATTGCTTATAGAGATTCATCTGCAGATCTTAATGTTAGATTGCTTAGAGCTAATTATACAAATCAAAGTACTATATCTGGAGCAATTGCTTTTAGGGTTAATAACAGTACAGACAATTATACAAGATACTGTAGTAGTCCTTCTGCTATTAGAGCCTTTATAGGAGCAGGTACAAGTTCAACAACAGGTACAGTTACAAGCGTAGGTATATCTCATGGAGGAAATGCGTTTGAAGTAGGTTCAGCAGTAACTTCATCAGGTACTCTTGCTATTACAATGGCAGGAGATTCTGCACAGTATGTAAGAGGTGACGGAAACTTAGCTTCTTTTCCAAATATTCCACAAGGTGATATTACAGCTGTTGTAGCTGGTACAAATTTATCTGGTGGTGGGACATCTGGAAGTGTTACGTTAAACATGGCTACTGGGGGAGCAGGAGCTGGAAGTTACGGCTCTACATCTAACAGTACTAAAATTGATACAATCACTCTTGATGATTATGGTAGAGTAACAGCTGTTAATTTAGGAGCTACTGGAGATATAGTCGGTGTTAGTGCAGGAGCAGGTTTATCAGGGGGAGGTACATCAGGTACACCTACTCTTAGTGTTGATTATTTAGGAAGTGATAGTATAATAAAAGCAGCACCAACTGCTTCTGGTGCAGTTGGAACAGGAGATTTTTTACTTATTGCAAATTCTGTTGGTAATGTGTTTGAAACAACTATGAGTAATCTTCCTTTTACTAATAATTTAGGAGATATTACAGGAGTAACTGCAGGAACAGGAATGAGTGGGGGTGGTACAAGCGGTACTGTAACATTGAACTGTACTATTACTAATAATAATCAATTAACTAACGGAGCTGGTTATACAACTAATGTAGGAGACATTACAGGAGTAACTGCCGGTAGTGGATTAGCAGGTGGTGGAAGTAGTGGAGGAGTTACTTTAAATGTAGACTATGGTAGTAGTGGTATTATAGCAGATTGTCCTGGTGGTAGTGGAGAAGCAGAAATTGATGATTTAGTAATGATTGGTTTAGATTCTTCTGGTAGTGGTGAAACAAGAGCTTTTGCATTGGCAGATTTGCCATTTATGAATAGGGATAATACCTCAGTTACAAACTGGACTGTTCTCAGTACACTGAATGTTAGAGGAGTCATTGATTTAGCTGATAATGATATATTACGTTTTGGAACTGGTGATGATGTAGAAATGTTCTTTAGTGGCACTGATATGTTTATGGATATAAACAATGGTGAAGACTTTAAGATAAGAGATGGGAATAGTGGTAATGCAACAAGATTTACTTTTGATGCGGATAATGGAACCTTTACTGCTACTGGTAATATTACTGCATTCTCTGATGAAAGATTAAAAGATAATATAGAAACTTTAGATGGTTCTAAAGTTTTAGATATGAGAGGTGTCTCATACACTAAAGATGGTAAGGCTGGTTCTGGTGTTATTGCACAAGAAATAGAAAAAGTTGCACCTGAATTAGTAATGACTAATGAGAAAGAGGATGGCATGAAATCTGTAGCATACGGTAACCTAGTAGGGTATCTTATAGAAGCAGTAAAAGACCAACAGAAACAAATAGATGAACTTAAATTACAATTAGATGGCCTTAGCAAGTAGTGGAACAATGTCTATAGGTGGTACATCTACTAACAGATCTATTAACGTAGAACTTGGTTTAGCACAGAATGCTAATTCTAGTTTAGGTCAAACTAGTTTTAGAAATTTAGCAGGTGTTGCATCTGGTGCTATTCAGATGAGTGATTTTTATGGGGCATCTGCAGGTACATGTACGATGTATAGTAGTACTGCAGTAGCAAGTACTGAAGCTCTTGCATGTTCTGGAACAGTAAATCAAACATACTATCATGATGGTAGTAGTGCTTTTCCAACTACAGGAGATTATGTATATAGTAATTCAGGTTGTTCAACAGGTTTATCTGAGGGATATTGTAAAATAGGTAATGGGTACTGGATACAAATAGATAGTTCAAGTCAAGTATCTGCTACGGCTCTATGTAGGAAATAATAGATTAAATCAATAAACAATGGCAAAGAAAAAGGTAAAAAACAAAGTGGTTAAGAAAAAAGTGGTTAGTAAAAAACCAGCTGTTAAAAAACTTGTGGCAAAGAAACCTGAAGTAAAGAAACCTGTGTTAAAGAAAGCAATTAAGAGAAAACCTAAAGTTACTAAAGTTATTGAAAAACCTTTTGCTAAAAAAATTGAAAAGCCATTTATTAGATATAGTATTGAGATAACAAAGTTTATTGCTAATAAAAATAATATATTATTGGAAGTGTTCTTTGATTACAAGGGTACATTAGTTATTCCAAAAAGTTTAAAGAAAGATATTAAGCCTGGAAATTACATTGTTAGTGGATCATTTATCATACCTAAAGATGTTGAAGATCCAATTTTATTAAAAGACTATAATCAATTAACTAAATCAGAAGTAATTGCTTTTTTGAAAAAGAATATAAGAGAGGGTTATTTAAAGCACCTTTCACAAATGATTGAGGATGAATTATTTCCTGATGTAAAAATAATTGAAGATCTTCCTTGGAAATAAATAAAATTTAATTATCTTTGAATTATATTAATATATTTAAAACCAAAGTCAAATGGCAAAATCAAAAGCAAAAAAGCTCACTAAGAAAGAGCTAGAAGATGTAAAAGATCTTCAACAAAAAATCAACACGTTGTTGATGAATATAGGTAATGCTGAATTAGTAAAAAATACATTGTGTGCAAGACATACTGAGCTTCAAGCAGAATGGAAAGATACTACAACTGCATTGGAGGATAAATATGGATCTGTTAATATTAGTTTAGAAGACGGTACATTATCTGAAGTAGAAGAAAATGCAGAAGTAGTAGCCTAATACTTCCTTACATATTTACTTATTTAAAAATTTTAAAACCGAGCATTGTTTGTTTGGTTTTAAAATTTTTTGTATATTATTAATGTATAGTTTATAACCAGACATTGCATTAGAGTAAAAAATAAGTATCTATGATTCCAACAAATTCAAGTGCCACAACAAACGGATGTAATAATATATCATCTAATTGCGTTATATGGCAAGGGCCAGATATCAGCTGCATAGATTTATGCAATGGTGATTCTATTAGTGACGTAACAGCAAAATTAGCTACAAAGGTATGTGATATGATTACCAATGGTGTTGATGCTAATCCAAATTTATCAGGATTAGATTTGACATGTCTTAATATACAAGGTACTACACCTACTACATTAGTTCCTGTTTTACAGGCAATGGTTACTCAAATATGTGATAATACTGGTACAGGTCAAGTGCCTCAACCAACATCTAGGTTGAGTTCAGAATCACAAGTAGAAAGTAATCTACCAATGATGGTGTTACCTGCTTGTTTACAATACAATGATGCTAATGGAAATCCTGTTACTGAACTACGTTTGGATGAGTTTGCTACTCTAATAGCTCAACAGGTATGTACTAACCTACAAAGTATTCAACTTATAAATACAACTCTTACTAGTTATGATACTAGAATATCTACTTTAGAAGCATGTGTTTTACCATGTTCTGGTGTAGTTGCAGAGAAACAAGTTATACCAACTTGTATAATTAATGTAGGAAACTTGACAGATGTTTCTGTATTACTTCTAGCCCTTGAAGCTAGATTTTGTGCTTTAGAGACAGCAGTAGGATTACCAGCTGCTATTAATTCAGCAATATCACAAACAACAATACAAGGAACGTCAGCATCATTAACTTTACCTAATACTTCTTATGGAAGTTTTACAGGTTGGAATAATGCTCCATCTACATTAGCACAATCCATGCAAAATGCTTGGGTAGTAATAGATGATATGTATAGTGCTATTTCAGCAATACAAGATAACTGTTGTCCTTCAGGATGTGATTCAGTAACTTTTGCATATACAGCAACTTCTACGTTAAATGCAGCAGGCATAATTGCATCAATTAATTTTGACTTTAATGCTTCAAGTATTCCAGGAACTTTTAACAGTTCAGTGGGTGCTAGTGTGATCACTATTACTGATGATGATAATGTATCAGTTACTGCTACAGTAGATGTACCTGCATTACAAAGTTCTCCAGGAGGATTTAACTTTGCTATTCCAACATTAAATACATTTGGAGATTTATCTATTTTAATTGATTTTTCAGTAACAGATGGTACTAACACATGTGAGGATAGAATTGGTTCAACAATAACAGGGATTATTCCTTGTCCAACTTCAGTATTAATAACGGCAGTGACACAAACAGAAGCATCAATAAATATTTCAAACGCATTAGGAACAACAGCTACTTATACAATAAGAGTAGTAAATGTTTCAACTGGCGTTACAACACAAACTTATACAGTTAATAATCCTGGAGTTTCAATAACGCAGCCAGTAACTGGATTAGCTGCAAGCACAGAATACAAAGTAGAAATAGATATAGAAATAGATGGTCAAACTAATACAAATTGTATTGACACATTATTTACTACTACTACTGCAAGTGCTCCATGTACAGATGGGATGGATGTAGCATTTATAATAGACTACACAAGCTCTATGGGCGGTCAAATTAGTGCTATTAAAGCTGGTGTTTCAAGTTTAGTAAATACTATAGATACCGCATCAGGTGCAAATGATTATAGATTAGCGTTAGTTACTGCAGATGAGTATCTACAACCACAACCAGTATATAGTGGATGTGCAGATTATTCAGGTTTACCTTCTGCACAAAAAGTAATATCTGCTAGTCCATCAGGAACATATCAATATATTACTTCTTGGCAACAGTTTGCTACAAATAATGGAACAAGCTTTACTACTCAATTAAATAAACTTGATGGTGGTGTAGATGGAACATGTGTAAATCTTGGACAAGGTATGAACGTTCCTGAGCCAACAGATTATGCAGCTCAATTGATAGTTGGATCTTCAAATTTATCTGGAGTACTTAGAGCTAATGTTGCTAAATATGTGATTATAATAACTGATAATTTACCAGGAGGTCAATATGATAGCTTTGTACCACCTGTATGGTCAGGAATACAACAAATGATTGCTGATGCAAATACTAATGGAGTAAAATACTTTGTTTGCGGATCAGGAGCTGGTATGAGCGGAAACATAAATGGGACACAAATATTCCCTTGGAAAGAATTATCAATACAGACTGGAGGAAATTGGAATTTAAGTTCTGATCCATCAGTGATTTCTTCTGAGATAATAGCAGGTTGTTCATAATAAAAAATAAAAGAAATGGCATGTAATTGTACAAAATGTAGTAGTAAATGTAGCTGTGCTGACACAGCATTAACTAATCCATGTTCTTACACTGATTGTAGTATAGGAAGTGAAAGATGTGATGACATTCAGTGTGCAGCATGTGTAAGTTATTGTGGTACTACTTTTCAGATAGGTGATCCAAGTGCACAAATAATGATTAAATCTGGTGATAGACTTGATGCTATAATTCAAAAGTTTGCATTAATATTTGCAAACGGATTAGGTACTTGTACTTCAGAAGATGTGGCACATGATCCATATAATGTATTTGCTGGTGAAGTTACAAGTTCAACAGCTAACATATTATGGAACGGTATATGGGCTAACAGCACGGGTATTAATATTTATTATGATACTCAGGTTGCTCCAACAGGATGGACATTAGCAAATAGCACACCTATTGTAACAACAATTACAAATTACACTATAACAAATTTAGTAGCTAGTACTGCTTATAAAGTTAAAGTAGTAGATAGTAGCATAGGGTCAGGATGTAAACCAATAGAAATATTATTTTCTACACTGGCTGTATAACAAAAAAACAACTGTAGTGGTTTGTTGGTTTTCTACTGCAAACGTTGGGAGAGGCTGGGTATTACCCCAGTCTCTTTTTTTTTTATATCTTTATACAAAAATAAATTAGCATATGGACATTCTAAAACAGAAAGTAATCAACTCACTGAAATGGAAAAAGAATAGTAGTATATCTGCTGAACGTTGTGACATGGATGAAGATGATTATATAAGAATTAAAAAGGAAGTATTACATGAAAGAAAAAAAGATAGAAAAAGAAGTAAGTTCTTTCATAAAGCTGCTGATAACTCACAGCTTGTAGAATCAATAGATTTAGATAAAGGAGAAGGAAAGATATCAGGTACATTTGATCATGAACCTAAAAGTGCAGAAGAAATTATACAACTACTTAAAATTGATACAGATAAGTGGAAGTTATCACAGTATTGGAATAAACAAATGGGTGATCACTGGAGAGTATCTGCATTGGTTACTAAACTAAAAGATCAAGAAGAAAATCTTTTTAAAAATTTATTGGATGTTTGGGAACCTAAAAAACACAAGCTTCCAAAGTTTAATTTAAAATCACGTAATAATTTGGATCCTGTATGTGGTGTTATATCATTACAGGATATACATTTTGGTAAAGAAGGTAATGATACAATAGATAAAGATTTTGAAGATACCATTAAATATTTGATAGGTAAGGCTGCACCAGTGCATTATATGGAAAGAATGTACTTTGTTGTAGGAGGTGATTTAATCAACATGGATACCTTTGAGGGCACTACTACTAGCGGAACAGGTTTAGACAACTGTATGACAGCTACAGAGGCTTATGTGCAAGCATTTGATGCTATGCATTGGGCTATCAATTATATAAAAGCATTTTGTAAAGATTTAGTAGTAGTATATGTACCAGGTAATCATGATAGGTTATCATCTTTTCATTTAGTTCATGCACTATCTAAATCAATTGATAGTGATGAAATAACTTGGGATACTAAGTATGAAGAAAGAAAAGTTCATGTATGGCATAATAATTTTAATGCATTTGAGCATGGAGATAAAAGAAGTAAAAACAATCCTCTAATATATGCTACAGAGTATCCAAGAGAATGGGGTACTACTATTAATAGAACACTGTTTAAAGGTCATATACATACAGATAGGAAGGTGGAATATATGACTTCTAATGAGACAGCCGGGTTCATAGAAAAGACTCTTCCTAGTTTAGGTAAGACTGATTATTATCACTATAGTAATAAATATGTAGGTAATAGGAGATCAGGTAAATTAGAGATTCAACATCCTACAATGGGAAATATATGTGAATTAACCTACCAAGCTTTGTAAAGACTCCACTTTTAATTTCATTAAGTGGGGTTTTTTTTGTAAATTATAAATGTAACCGTATGATAAATAATTTTAAAAAACCTAATTTAAATGCTCCAAGATATAGGCAAAAAAGATTAGGTATATTAAATGAAGAAACATATAGAGAGTTTAAAGATAAGAAACCTTTATACTCTGAGATAGATAATAAGAAATTAAAGTTAATAATTAAAACATATAATGAAAATTTATGGAAGGCAGCAATATCTAATAGAGACGGAGTAGAATTACCAGATTCATTGGGGTATTTGTTTATTGGAACATGTCCTAATTCACAATCTGTTAATACTGATTATGCTCTGTCAAAAAAATATGGCAAGGTCTTACAGAATAAAAATTGGGAAACGGATGGTAATATAGGTAAAATATTTTATACAAACTGGTCTGCAAAATATAGATTTAAGAATAGAGATTTATGGAGATTTAAAGCTTGTAGAAATTTTAAAAGATCAGTTGCTAAACATTACCCTTTAAATTGGACAAAGTATGTGGTTATGAAAAATAAATATAGAGTAGCACATCTTTATGATGAGCAAGCAGAAAAAACCAAACATGCTCTAAAAAAGTATAATGAATTTGAAATATAAATAACATGTCAACAATAGCAGAAGTAGTATCAAGAATAAGAGGTCAGGTTAAAGCCGAGGTACAGGATGCATTTATTACAGATAGATATATTTATAGTTTGGTTGAAAAGTTTGCTCAAGTTTTAATGAGAAGGCAAGACTATGCAAACAAGCTAATGAAGTTTAATTCTGTTTGGAAAACATTACCTTATGTAGAATTAATAGAAGTAGATAAAGTTGAAGCAGGATGTAGTGGAATTCAAAGTGGATGTACTATAAAACGTACAAAACATAGACTTCCTGATATGATAGAAGGTTACTGGGGTCCATTGATCCGTACTATTAGTTCTATAGATGGATCACAAGAGTTACAGGCAACTCAGCCTGGAACATACACATCAATGACAAAGACAACAAGCTTTAGATATAATAAGACATTATATTTCTGGTGGTTAGATGGTTATATATATTCTCCTAATATTGCATGGGATGCATTAAAAGTAGAAGGAGTTTTTAATTCTGATATAACCAGATGGAACTGTGATACTGAAGATGACTGTACGCCAAGATATGAACAACCTATTTATATTCCAGAAGCATTATTTGCTGAAATAGAAGCATCAGTTATTCAAACTATGATGGGCACAATGCAAATCCCTTCTGAGGATTCAGACAACAAACGTAATATAAATAGACAATAATGGGAGTATCAAATAAATATAGAACATTCAGTCAATTGATGGAAGATGTTTCCATTGATTTTTCTAATTATGCATTAGAAGGCATGATAGAACCTCAACAACTCATTAAAGTTGCAACACGGGTTAATTATGATTTAGGATTAAAAATACATAGAACAAAGCAAACAGTCATAGATGTAGAACATGGTAAAGCACAATTACCTATGGATTTTGCATATATAAATTATGCATTTAGATGTGGATCATATACAGTAAATAATTCTATGCCATCTGGAACACATGTAGAAACATTTAATGATGTGCCTTATGTACCAGCACCTTCAGAGAAAGCACCATGTAGTACAGACGACACATGTAAAGATGTTTGTGTTATTAAAACATGTAATGATACTGATAGCTATCAATTAGTACAAAGAGTTGGTCCTAGTCAATACAGACAGTTTAGTAGTTGGACACAATTGAGGATAAGTAATGTAAATGATCCAACATGTTTTTGTCCTGGTCTAGGTGCTCAAGCATTAGACATAGCAGAAATAAAAGACGGATTTTTGATAACTACATTTAAAACTGGGAAAGTATATATAAGTTACCAGGGCTCTATGGAAAATGCTGATGGAGATTTATTAGTATTGGATCAACCATATTGTAATGAATATTATGAATATGCTTTAAAACAAAGAATATTAGAAAATATGGTTTGGCAAGGAGAAAATGTTTCTCAGCAATTAGGTTTAGTAGAACAAAGATTAAGAGCTGCTAGAAATAATGCTTTGAGTTTTGTTAATACACCAGACTTTAGAGAGATGAGAAAAATGTGGGAGGTTAATAGAAGAGCACAATATCATAATTATTATAATATGTTCTTAAGCTATGCTCCTGTTAATCCAAGGTTAGCCGGTCCAGCTGTTGTTAGTAGTGATGGTACTTCATCAACTACTTCTACATCAACTTGTAATTAATTAACAACATTTATTGGTAATGGCAAAAAAGAAGGCAACATCTAAATCAAAAGCACCAACACAAAGGAAAGCACCTCAAAGGAAAAATAGCTCCTCTGTTTCAACAAACACATTCTCAAAAGGAATGAACAAGGATATTACGCCCTCATTTGAGCCTAATAATTCTTGGTATCATGCAATAAATGCTGCAAATAATAGTAGTGATGGTGACATAGGTGTTATTGGTAATGAGCCAGCTAATTTACAATGCGGAGTAATACCTTATACAATTATAGGTGCAATACATAGATATGCAGATGAATGGGTTGTATATTCAACTGATGGTATTAGTAGTGAGATAGGAAGATTTGATGATAGTGAATGTAAATATGAAGTTATAGTAAATGACCCATGTTTAAATTTTAAAAAGAAACATTTAATTACAGGGGCAGCAAAAGAAAATTTTGATTGTACCTGGCAAGTATATTGGGATGATGGTCTTAATCCATCACGCTCAATGAATATTGACAATGTACCTTATATTCAAGAACTTGTTTCAGGACCTGATCTTGATGGTGAACCTTGTGTTATATATGAGGACACAACTTTTTTAGATTGTGAAAAGATAAGGTTACATCCTTTAGTTGATACTCCATGTCTACAACTTACAAAAGCTACTGATGGAGGTACTTTATAAAATGGAGCATATCAAGCTTATATAGCTTATACAGAAAATGATCAGGTTATATCAGACTATATAGGTATATCTAATATCCAGACTTTATGGTCACATAGAGGTAGTGGTGGTTCATTAGATATTGCATTAAGCAATTTAGACAAAGATTATTTTTATTTTGATTTAGTTCTTTTGATAAGACAACAAGGTCAAATATATACAAAAAGAATAGGTAACTACAGTACTGAAGTTGCTAGTATTAATATAGATTATATTGATCAAGCATTAATATCTATTTCATTTGAAGATTTATTTAGACAATCTCCTTTGTATGAAAAATCAGAAGCCATGTATGTGGTAAATGATTATTTAATTAGACAAGGACCAACTGAGCAGTTTGATTTTAATTATCAGCCTTTGGCTAATAACATTAGAACAAACTGGGTTATAAATGAAGTTACTCAAGATTATTATATAAATGCCGGCAACAAGATTGGGTTTATGCGTGATGAGCAATATGCCTTTTTTATAAGATGGATATATAATACTGGAGAAAGATCTTCATCCTATCACATACCAGGCAGAGGTCCTCAGGATTATACTTTGCCTAATGGGGTAGATGAAAATGAAAGAGAAATTATATATGGTACTAATGTATTAGATCCAGCAGGTGACCCAGTATTTAAAGTTTATAATACAGCTTCAGGTGGTGCTGTACCAATAGAACCTCAGCCTGATGGTAGTAATATTATAGCTAGGGGTCAAATGGGTTATTGGGAATCAACAGAAAGATATCCTGATAAAACTCCAGAAATTTGGAATTCAAGTTCACACACTTGGTCAAATGAGTTTGATCCTAGTGCTGAATTATGTGGTGAGTTTATTAGGCATCACAAAATGCCTAGTGAAATGATAGATCCTCTATTAACTATATCTGATAATAATGATAGTGGTATACGTATTTTAGGGGTGGAGTTTTCAAATATAAAAAGACCATTATATAATGATGGCACACCAATTTTAAATATTCAGGGTTATGAAGTATTAAGAGGTTCAAGGTTAGGAAACAAAACTGTTCTTGCAAAAGGTATGTTTAAAAACATGCGTAAGTATGATGTACCAGCTGATCAAAATTTATTAGGTAATGCACAAGGTTTGTATCCTAATTACCCATATAATGATTTAAGGTGTGATGTATATCATACTACACATAGAAGAACAGAAGGATGTGATCCTGGTGTACAAGCATCAGTTCAAGAGTACAATGCATTATGTGGTTTTACTGAAGATGTATTTACATTCCACTCACCTGATTTAATGTTTACTAAACCATATTTAAATGCATATGAAACTGTATTCTATGGTCAGATAAATGGTAAAGCACAAGGTGGTTTTATACCTTCTGAAAAACATCCACAGCAAAAACTACTTAGAAATATTACATCATATTTATCTGCTATTATAGGTATTGGTTATGCCTTTAGAAATATTAATGGTACACCAGATACTAAAGCTTTACCTACTCAGGCTATTAATAATGCATTTCCTGAATGGTTGCTTAAATTTAAAAATCTTAACATCACTGAATTTTTAACTGCAACAGTAGTTACACCAGGTGGTGGTGGTACTTCAACAGATAGTTTTAATGCTAGTGGTGGTGGTACAGATAATACTGGGCAAAATAATACTAATAATCAAAAAGGTCCTGATGCAGAAACTGGTGCACATGATGCAATTAATAATTATGTTAATACACAAACTTCTGGTGGAGGACCATTTAATATATTAAATTTTCTTGGAGAATTATTTGGTGATGGAGTAGATAACTTATTACAAGGTCTAGGTGTTGATAATACATTAAAAGATAGATTAGAAGAACAAGCAATAGACAATATTGAAGCAACTACACAAGGGCCACAGAATGGTATGGGTCTTATGGGTGGTGGTGCTCAGCAAGGTGTTACTTTAGACAGCTCAGAGTCAAACTTATCAAGAGTATTTAGAATAGCAATGTCTACTACAATGCTACAGAAAAACATTGCTGTTGGAGGACAAGAAATTATTGATCTTATTTATAATTTAACTAGTTTTGAAGAACACACTTTAAAATACAACTCACATGGATTTTATAGTAACTTTAGTGCTGGTTCAATAAATACCACATATAGAACTTTAAATGAAGCTGCAAACTATATTGGTTCATCATTTCAAACATTTGATCAAAATCAATATAAAATAAATAATTTATTTAGACCAAACACAGTTGCAGTATCTACAGTAGATCCTATTGATTCTAGCCTTTATGCAGTTCAAGATAATTCAAGATTTACATTAGGTGGATATTGTCCATCTAACACAAATGCTGCTTCAGGAGTCAATTGGCTAGATGTAGAAAACAGATTATTAAATCCAGAAGGTCCATGGGGATCAAATATATCTGCACTTTACGGTGCACTTAAATTTAATATGGATAATCAATATGGTCAACTTGATGGTATTAAGCAAGTTCAAATGAGAGGTTGTGTTAATAATCTTGATCAAACAAATCCTGTAGACTTTAAGTATACCAGCTCACCTGTATTTAGTGGTGATGTATTTATTGGTAGATATACTGAGAAATGTATAATGCCTTTATTTACAGATTTTTTAATAGGGCAATATGATGGTTATCCATTTGATTATTTTTTAAGATATAATATTCCTTATCCAAGATATTGGGTTAATAGTAGAAAGTATGATTTAGGATCATTAGCAGAGTTGGTATCTACATTTGGTTTAAGTGGTATATTTAATCCAAATAGTAATGATTTACCAAATGACTATTACTATTTAGATAGAGGTGCTACTTGTGGATGGGACTTTTTTCCTTTAACTCTTTTTAATACGGATAATTTAAATTATACTTTTGCAATGAATCATGCATACATGTATACTCATGTGAATGGTATAAATGATTTTTATGTTGAGACAGAAATTAATATAGCTTATAGAGATTGGGAAGAACCTAAAGAAAGAAGGTTTTATGATACATATGAATATAATGATTTAGGAGATTTATTTCATGCTGAGATACAGAAGTTTGATAATTTTTATAAGTATGATGAATCACTTAGCCCATCAAAGTTTATAACACAAAACACAAACTTTGCTGAGATACAACCAAGAGACTATAACCCTTTGGTTGCAGAAACTTGTTATACAGCTTACCCAAAGAGATTAATCTATTCTTTACAAGCTAATGAAGAAGATAGAAAAGATTATTGGAGACAATATTTATTTGCTAACTATAAAGATTTTAAAAATATAGTTTCAGTTATAAAACCATTTAATAAAAATGGGGCAGTAATATTTTTTCCATATCAATCACCTCAAATGTTTGATGGATCTTTCCAATTAAAAACAGATGTAAATACATTAGTATCAGTAGGAGACGGGGCATTGTTTAAACAGAAGTTAATGAATATAGTTAATTCTGATTTAAGCAATGAATATGGATCATTGGAAAGTCAGAGAGGTATTATAAATACACCAGCTGGATTATTTTATATTTCTCAAGCTCAAGGTAAGATATTCCAATTTACACCTGGTAAAGGATTAAATGCTATATCTAATCAAGGTATGAAATGGTGGTTTAATAAATATTTACCATCAAGGTTTATAAAACAATTTCCACAATCAGAAGGTACAGAATGGGTTGACAATCCTGTAGTAGGAGTAGGTTGTCAAGTTATGTATGATCCTAATGATGATATAGTCTATTTTATGAAGAAAGATTTTTCATTAAAATCTGAGTGGGCTAATAAAGCAACATTTTCTGATGATTTAAGTTTACCAGTAAGGATTGATGTACCTTGGCAAGTAAAGGATATACCTGTAGCTATAGGTGATCCAATTTATTTTAATGATTGTTCTTGGACTATAAGTTATGACATTAAAGCTAACGCATGGATATCATTCCACGACTGGCATCCTGAGTTTGCATTACCAAGTATTAATCATTTCTTTACTACTAAAACAATTGATAGTGAAGTACCTATTTGCCCTCCAGGATATACATTTAATTCTACAACAGGTCAATGTGAAAACATTATAAATATTACTGAGCCACAAACAGTGACAGTAGAAGATATACCTGCAACAGTTACAGGTGGTCCACAAAATTGTTTATTAGATATTGTAATTGCTATAGATGCATCTGGTAGTACAGGTAATCCAAACCCTGGTCAAAACAGTTTAGCAGATGGAGAATTAACATGGTTGGTGGCTTTTATAGATGATCCTGCTATACAAGCAGCATTAACTGCAAATACTATGCAGATAGGGTTTTTAGCTTGGGCAACTGGTTCAGCTCAAGCAAATCCAACTGGTACAGGAGAGTCTATGTTAGGAGCTGTTACTGGAGCTCAAGCAAGAACATGGTTTCAAAATAACTGGACAAGTCAAAATGGTATAGGTGGTCAGACCAATGCACAACTTGCAAGAAACAATGGATTAACACAGCTTAATAATAAAGCTGGATCAGCTTATGCTGCTAATTATCCAGCAAGAAGTGCTGATCCTTTCTTTAGACAAATTTTAATTGTAGTAACAGATGGTAATGCAATTACTTCGGGTAACAACATATTAACTCCACAAAGTTTTAATTCTTTGCAAAGTGCAAATGTTATACCTGGAGCAGGTGGCCCAGTTAACCAAGAGTTGATGTCTGTGTTTGTAAGTCCAAATGCAAATGGTCCAGGTAATGCAACTATTATTGATCAAATAACAGTTGGTGCTGGTGCAGGTCCTGCTAATGCATACTATAATCCAGGTCCTCCAATAACACCTGGACCAAATCAATTTATAATGAATGCAAGTGTTCCAGCATCATTGCAGGCTACAGCACAACAAATAGCAAATCAAGTTTGTACTATTCCATTTAGTTGTGATTGCCCAGCAGGCTATACACTAGTATATCCTAATGCTACTAATGGATTCTATACGGATGCTACAGGAACATGTGATGATATAAATCCACCTGTTTGTAGAAAGGTAGAGTGTGAGGATTGTCCTCCAGGACCCGTAGGCACAACAACAACTACACTTGGAACTTGTCCAGATACATTTCCTGAATTAGGTTTAATAGGTGATCCTAATTGGGTTGATCCAACTCCGCCAGAATGTAATTACTACTATGCTGATTTTGTACAAGCTAACTATAAAGTAGGGTCATTTTGGAGACATAATGTTAGATGTGATTTATTTGCAAATTATTATGGTGATAATTATGCTTGGGAAGTAGAATTAATTAACAACACTGGTCAGCAAGTAAATACTATAAGAAGTATAGAATATCAATTAGAAACATATATATACAAAGGTGAGCCAGAGTATAATATGTGTGGTGGTGATAAATATGAAGATTTACTATTTAACTTTGATAAAGCTATTATTTATAATAATGATCAGGTATCAGGTTTATTAAATATTACTTCACAGCCATTTAATAATCCATGGGGTGAATTAACATACCCCATAGTAACTGCTAATGATATGACAGTGTTAGCATCTAAAGTAGAACATAAATTTAGAATAAACCAATTCTGGGATATTACTAATGATAGAGGTGAGTTTACTAATGCAGAGCAATCTGTCTTTAACACTCAATGCAATGGGTATACTAGACCACTAAACCAAACAAATCTTAATTACTTTAAACCTGAAACTCAAAGAAAAAAGTTTAGACATTATTCTAATCATGTTTTACTTAGAAGACAAGTATCAGGAAATAAAAAAATGCTATTAAGATTAGAGAATACTAAATTATTATTATCACAGAGATAACATGGGAAAGAAAAAAAGCATAGGATTGCCGGGTGGACCAAATGAGTTTTTACAAGATATAACACAATATATATCAGTAGAAGGTTATAAACGTTATAGTGATGATTTAAATAATCCATTTAATATAATTGACTCAGGCAATATAACTATGGAGGATGTAGACTTTCCAGTTATAGGTATAGATAACTTAGGTAATAGTCAAATGATGCAGCCAGGTATGAACTATCAGTTTCCAGGTGATCAAGTGTTTGAAGTACCTAAAGCTCAATATGGTGATGAGACAGTTCAGGAAGAGTTTGAAATAGATGATAGAACAGGTAAAATAAATACTAGGAAGGGTTATGATGAAGGTAAGCTTTTTGAATTTGCTAAAGACAAATATGAAAAGATAGATACTCAAAAGCAAAAAGATGATCTTCTATATAAATTGTCAACACCAGCTTTTAGAGAAAGATATAAAAAAAATATATTTAATATAAGTGGAGAAAATTTATCTGATGAAGAATTAACATCTAGAATAAATTCACAAATTGACTTTACGGCAGCTGGTCCAGACTTTGCTGTAAAGATGCCTTTTGTTACACACAGTTCAAACAAAGGTTATAAGAGAGGCATAACCCCTTTTATCTATCCTTTTTCTAGTAGTCAAGAACTTGACTATAGAAATGCTAGAGGTTTGTATCAGAAAAATTTTAATATTGATTATCCAGATGGTTCCACTCCAGATTTTCCTGAGTTTGATCAGTACTCATATTTAATTCAGTTAGCAGACAAGAGAGATCCTTATATTATGGGTGACCGTGATGTAGTACCTTTTGATAAAGAAAAGGGTACTATAGTTCATGAATATGCACATTCATATAATACAGAGAATTCACCATTGTTTGAACCAGAAGGAGAAGACTTTACAGTAGTAGATAAAGGAAATACTTGGGAAAGAATACCTGGTAAAAGATATAAAAATTGGTTGTCTAATTTATTTGGTGAGGATTATTTTACTCAAGAAGGACAAAAATATGGTAGTTGGGCTATGAAACCTTGGGAGATAAGTTCTGTACGATCTGAGAATGAACAAAGTCTTAAAAATGCCAATATTTGGGATAACACTAAGGGTGAGTTTGGTGAAGGTAATTTAAATAAAATGTTAAGCAGTAGAAGATTTAACCCTGAAAGTGCAGCAAGAATGCATTTAGATAAGCTAGGTTATTCAGAGTTGGAAAGAATACAATATGGTATCAAAAGACTTAAAAGAGAGCAAGGGGATCTTAACGATGAAATAGCTTACGCAAGACCTGGTTCACGTAATAATGATTTTATAATAAACAATATAATAAATTCAGAATATGAACCGTCTATGGATATGGATACTTTTAATACTATATTTAATAGTAGTCAAAATGATTTAAAAGATAAACAAAAGTATTCTGATTATAATTCTTTATTAGAAGATTACAATGGAACAAACAAACGTAAAAAGAAAATAGCCACTAAAGTTTTAGATGTAATATATAGTGGGGTAAAAAATAAATTAAATGAGGGATATACTGAAAAAAAGATAAACCTTCAAAATACTTTTGATGAAAAGAAAAAAGAAGTATTGCCTAAAATGAAAATGTATTTTAATGAAATAGCTGTAAATAATTCTGATCAACCTGAAATGGCTCAATATGGTGGTGCATTACCTAAAGCTCAAAAAGGAGCTACCATATCACAGTATAAAGAACCAGCTTGGTATGAAAAAGCAGGTGATTATTTAGCAAGTCCAATGACTTCTCTTGGATATTTAGTTAGAGGTCAGGGTTTACCTGATAGAATTCCAATTAATGCAGAAAACAGGAATGTTTTTGATATGGCTTATGATGTGATTAATCCTGTTGCATGGGCAGCATATGCAGAATCAGCAGATAAAAATCTTGAAGAAGGTAATTATTTAGCTGCTGGGTTTGATGCAATGGCTGCTATACCTGTAATACCTTCTTTTGTATCAAGAGGTAGTAAAGTAGTAAAAGCAACAAAAGGAGCACCTCAACTATATAAAAGACCATATAGGGCTTTAGATCAAATGCTTGATATGGAAGGAGCAAGTAGTTTTGTTACAGAGAAACCAATGACTTTTACTCATATATCTAGCAATCCTGCTTTAGGTTTAGATAAT